TCTACCCGAGACGACTGAGACATTAACCGCCGGAGGGATCAAGGATCTTGCAACTAAAGGTAGGGCATGTGTCTTTGAAGTCATGGACAGGAATGGTCTCAATGCCATCGAGAAGACATTTGAGCTAGCTGTGTACTGGAAAGACAATCATCTATTCGATAATTTAATCATGAGCTACGACACTGTAGATCCAAACACAGATCTAAACGCTCAGATCGTAGTCACTATGCCGGAAGTCTCTGACACCTTTACTGGAAACTTCAGCCGAAACGTAAGCACTGAATTCAACTATAAGACTTTAATCGATAATGCAATTGCAGAATGCGGCGTATAAATAAACTTAAAAACAAGGCAACTATTCATGGCAGTAAGAAGAAGCTTTTCGGTAGAAGACACTAATCTCAATAACACTTCGGTTATTGTTGCGTCTAGACCTGAAAACTACTCTGACATCGACTTGACTCTGGACACTAAACCTTCCGGAGACATCTTCAAGAAGACAGACGCTGCCTCAGTCAAGCAGTCTATTAAGAATATCCTGCTGACTAATCACGGTGAAAAGCCTTATGATTACTTTTTTGGAGCAAACTTAGCATCCTATCTGTTTGAACTCAATGATCCTAGTATCGTGAGAGAGATGGAAAAGGACATTAAGTTCGCTGTAGAGAACTATGAACCGAGAGCTGAGATTCTAGAGATCCAAGTGATCAACAACATTGATGTAAATGATGTAAGAGTTGTTGTAAAGTTTAAAATTATTTCTACAGATGAGGTTGTTGTTCTTACGACTTCCCTTACAAGGATCAAATAACAATGGCACTACCAGCAAAGCAGACCATACATACTTCAAGCTTAGACTTTGATAACATCAAGGCGAGCATCAAGGAGTACTTAAACGGTCAGACAGAGTTTCAAGATTACGACTTTGAAGGGTCTGGTCTCTCTGTACTACTTGATGTACTGGCCTTCAACACTCATCAGAACGCGCTGCTGGCCAACTTTGGATTGAATGAGTCTTTTCTGACAACTGCTCAGACACGATCAAGCATGATCAATCACGCCCTAAACTTAGGATACGTACCTAGATCTAAGTCTGGCGCAAAGGCTACGGTGAACCTCTCGGTCAATCTTGCAGGCGTGTCTCCTAAACCAGCAACCATCACTATTCCAGAATTTACTTCTTTCACATCCGTAGTTGATGGTGTAACGTATACCTTCTACACTCTAGATGAGTACATCGGATATGACAGGACCGGCACAGGAATCTATACCTTTGAGGTCAAGTCCGGAGATAAGAACATCGTTATCTCTGAAGGCCAACTTAAGACTAAGACGTTCAAGTGTAATGACGCTGCAGAGAGACAGGTGTATGTCATTCCTGACAAGAACTTAGACATCTCTACACTCAGCGTAACGGTGTTCGACTCCCCTACATCCGAAGAGTTCGAGATCTATGAGAGAAACAACGACATTAAAGAGTACAACGAAGATACCAAGCTGTTCTTACCGGTAGAGACATATAACGGGTTCTATGAGATCAGCTTTGGTGACGGACAAGCAACGGGACGAGCTCCAGTTCCAGGTAACGTTATCAAGGCACAATACCTTGCATCTAACGGAGTCGCTGCTAATACTGCAAACGTGTTCAGCCCAACAGATCAGATTGAAATCAACTCTCAGTCCTACAACATTATCGTGACTACAGTATCTAGAGCAGGTCTAGGTGCAGAGAAAGAATCAGTGGAGTCTATCAGGAACAACGCCCCGTTAAATCTTCTGACTTCATCCAGATTGGTTACTTCTGGAGATTATAGAACTATCATTCAGTCTCGTATTCCTGGAATCAAGTCTGTAAACGCCTGGGGTGGAGAGGATAATGTTCCGGCAAAGTACGGTAAGGTTCTCGTGTCTCTCATCTTTGAAGATGATGTTGATGCAACTCAGAAGGCTTTGATTCAAAACACTATTACTGAAGACATTACAGACAACCTTTCAATCATCTCAGTTGGGATGGAGTTTGTGGACCCGACATTTACATACTTAAACACTATCACTGAAGTTAAGTATGACGAGTCCTTGACAAACCGAACTCCTCAAAGTATTGAGAACTTAGTAAAGACTAATGTATCGACATTCTTTAATAATAACTTAGGTAAGTTTAATGATGTCTTTAGAAAGTCAAAGCTGACTACTTCTATTGACAACACTGACAATGCTATCTTATCTTCAAACGTATCGATTGAGATGGAGTCAAGATTTAATCCTGTCATTAATCCTAATACTAATCAAATCGTTTCTTCGGATTACGAGATCTCATTTGTAAATCAGATCTCACAACCGACTTCTTCTGCTCCTGTAGTTAAGAGTGACTTCTTTACATTTAAGGGTGTACTCTGTAATATTCAGAACAAGCTTGGATCAACTAAGCTGCAGATCTTTGATCAAGAAGGCAAGATCCGACAGGACAATGTTGGCGAGTATGTACCTGATTCCGGTAAAGTGAAGCTCAAAGGCTTTACTCCAGTGTCTATCTCAAGTGGAAACTCTTTCTTAAAGATTAAAGCTACTCCAAAAAATGATTCTACTATCAAGCCTTTAAGAAACAACGTTGTTACTTTAGGTGAAAACTTAGTTACTGCAGTGGCTGATGTAGATGCTGCTAACTCTACAGTAGGTACAACTGACTAATGGCTGAAACACTCGTTGATCTTGACCGCAATGACTTAATATATAATCAACCTATAGTTGATAATGTACTGCCTCAGTACTTTCAAGATCAGTATCCGCAGTTTGTCAGCCTTTTGGATAAGTACTACGACTGGCTAAGAACGTATACAGATTCCGACGGCAGGACTCCTATAGGAGAGCTTGAGGATATTGCATACCTTAAGGACAGAGAGATCACTCCGGAAAGATTCTTAGACTTTATCTATGATGAGCTTACAGTTGGTTTGTCCTCAGATAACTTTACTCAGTCTAGATTCTTTGCTAAGTTCTTGCCATTCTTTTATAAGACAAGAGGAACTGCAGTATCTGCTGAAGGCTTCTTAAAGTTCTTAAATGGAGATGACATCGAGCTGTCTTATCCAAAAGATCAGACCTTTGTTGTAGGTCAGTCTGAACTTGGCTCTGAATCTTTGAGGTTCATCCAAGATTCTTATTACTATCAGATCTACTCTATCCTAGTCAAGTCTCCAGTTCCTGTTTCCGAATGGAAAGATCTCTACAAGCAGTACATTCATCCTGCCGGTTGGGAGATATTCTCAGCCCTATTCATTGAAGGTATCGCTAGCAATGTAGGCATTGTAAATCCAATGCCGACTGCTGTAGAAGAAGCCGCACCTCTCATCGTATCTAGCTTGGCTGAATTTGATGTTCAAGCGATTGGATCTAGATCCAACATCACTGCAGTTGATGCTACTATTCAGAAGCGTATGTATGTTGACGGTGAGTACAACTACTACACTGCACAGGAAGAAATTCTGTACGATTCACCGTACAATCAGTACAATGATCTCAGTGAGCCTCTTGATCCTAACTCAAGACTGTTCAGCTCAACTGACGATCAGACTTACCTCAACTTTAACTTGGCCAACTCTGATGGAACTCACACCATGGATGATTCCGACAGCGCCGGCGGATCGACTATCTTTACTCTTGATAGATTGAATGTCTTTAAGACTATCGACTTCTCCAACACTATTGAGACATTCGATGAAGCCAAATTTGATTATTACAGTGACTCTTAACTCAACATGTTGTTATAAATAATTTAAACACTTATAAAAGGTCTCCTCTCAAATGCCTTTAACATATTTAGATTCAGACTACATTCTTGATCGCGGTCTTATCGCCAACGATAACCTGGGTGATACTTTACGTGAGGCTGCCTTTAAGATCAATAACAACTTTGAAGATCTGGACTCTGCAATCAACCTAGTGGCAACCACTCCTTTAGGTACCACTTCAAAGTACTCGGTTGCCCTTAATCTTCTTGACTCTGTAGGTAGAGCCGGAACGCTCCTTACAGATCGTCTGGGTGTAGGTGATCCTGTCTACTACGATACTTCTTCCGGGCTATGGACGGGTGCATATGCAGACTCCGAAAGATATGCAACTCACGTTATTGTAAGGTATCGCTCCATCGACAGTGATCAGATCTTTGAGATTGCAAGTACCGGCACGTTTGATCTGGACTCAGACAGCGCATCTCCTACTCTGACTGCAAACAGAGAGTATTACTTACCTGACTCTGCAGGTGGAGCTCCGTCCACTGTAAAGCCTCTGAGCGGTGATTATCAAGAGCTCTACTACGCTCTTGACTCCGACACCATCGATGTAAATATTGGCACTCATAGTGAGCGTAGAGTATACTTCGAGCAGGTACCTAGTATTTCTGGAGGGCAAACACTCCTTTCTGGATTAGATTCAGTGAATGTATCTGATCTTGACGTCTATAAGAACGGTATACTTCTTTCTAAGTCTCTTGACTATGTGGTCAACAGCGAGACTCAAATCACAATGATTACTTCTCTTGATGATTCAGATATTGTAAGAGTCAGATCAAATACCAGCGAAAGGGTGGCTTCTTCAGGTGGTGGAGGTGCAACTATCCTTTCTGATGGATCAGATATCGGCGTTTCATATGGAGTAGGCGGCCAGTCAGTTACACTTAGCTTTGACAGTGCAGCGTATGTTAAAGCTGGGGCAGCTGGTCAGCCAAATGGTGTTGCGCAGCTGAATGCTTCAAGTGTAGTTCCAGTAGCTCAGATTCCTAATCCAGTTCCAAATGCAACTAATGCAACCTTTGCGACTAGCGCGACTAACGCTGACAGCGCCAATTTTGCGACGACTGCAGGAACAGCTACAAATGCTACTAACGCTACGAATGCCGACAGCGCGGGGCAGGCTACAAAGTGGACCATTGCTAGAACCATTACTTTCGGTGGAGACTTAACCGGAAGCTTCAGTATAGATGGTTCTCAAGATGTAACGGCCAGCGCGACAGTCTCTGGCAGCGGATCGGGTGGATTTGTATCTGGAACTAAGATGCTCTTCCAGCAGGCTGCCGCTCCGACCGGCTGGACTATTGACACTACTCATAACAACAAGGCACTGAGAATCGTAAATGGAACCGTGACTCCTAGCAGCGGAGGGTCAGTTGCCTTTACTACAGCATTTGCATCTTCTAGAACGGTGTCCGGATCTGTTGGTGGAACTTCCTTGACAGAGGCTCAACTGCCATCACATGACCACGGAGATGGAAATCTTTCAATCAGCAATCACTCCCATGATATGGATGACGCATCGCAGGGTATCACTAACTTCAATGTGTCAGTCAACGCTAATACTATTGGAGTGAACACCACCTCTGGTCCTTTTACCGCACTCTCCGGCATTTCTTCCGTAAACGTCAATAGCGTAAGCAGGTTAGGGAACAGCATGAATACCGGTAACCAATCTGCGAATATCAGTGGTAATACAGGCAATGCTGGATCCGGAAACACCCACACTCACTCTTGGTCCGGTAGCGTCAACGTTGGTGTACAGTATGTAGATTTTATCATTTGCACTAAAACTTAACATGGAGAATTGAATGAAGCACCAGCCAAAACAGAATTGCCCTTTGAATAAGTTTAAACCATGCAAGCAGTTTGATTGTGGATGGTACATTCAGGTAAGAGGAGTAGATCCGAACACTGGACAAGAGGTTGATGATTGGGGATGTGCCATGCAGTGGCTCCCAGTCCTTATGATTGAGAATTCTAGTAGACAAAGAGAGACTGCAGCTTCAGTCCAGTCCTTTAGAAATGAAGTTGTAAGTATTAATGAAGCAAACGCACTTCTAGCGTTTCAAGAACAAAACAAGAAAGAGCAGCCACCTAAGCTGATCGATAGTAAAGAGGAATAGAACGGATGTCAAGAGCTAATGATCTAGCATCACTTATTAAGAGCGGTACTGGGATTGATTCTGATGGAGTCGGCATTGGTGCTATCTCTGAGCAGAAGATTAAGAACGGCGCAGTAACAGCTCAGAAGCTGGCGCCGGGAGCGGCAGCAACTACAGGTAAAGCGATCGCTATGTCGATCGTATTTGGATAATTAAGGAGAGTAACCAATGGCAGCGCCAAACATTGTCAACGTATCTAGTATCTACGGCAGCACTGTAGGGAAAAATATTAATAATACTGCAGACTCTGACGTCACAGTCTTAGAAGGTCGTGCTAATAAAGTCTTAAAGGTGAACATTATTCGTGCAGCCAACGTTCATCCTACTGAGAACGACAGCCTGACGATTAACTTTGTTGACTCTGCCTCCAACTCATTTTCTCTCGTGCAAGACATGGAGATTGCAATCCGTCAGGCTTTACCTGCGCTGGAAGGAAGCATCTATCTTTCTGAAAGTGATAAAATTACAATGAGAAGATTAAACAACGGTAACCTTGCATCTGACTCTGCAACTATTCACGGCATCATTTCATTTGAAGAGCTGGATGACGCATAATGGGACGTAACTCTCAACTCAATGGGGGATTTAATTTAGGCTCTCCTATGGTCTACAACGAAGCTCTTAGAGAACCTAGTTTTGCTTCAGTCGGAACAAGACACCGTAGATCTACGAGATTTCTTCCAGGAAAAGATTGGGCATACTACAATGGCCTGACTTCAGACACTACAGTCAATGCAAATAACGAATTGACATTAACACCAGATCTTGGAGATTCTTTCGGAATCCACATGGCATATGATGGAAGTCGGTTTTTGATGTTAGATGAAAACACTGGAACCGACACTGTTAAAGTTTATGTGTTGTCAACTCCATACGATATTTCAACTGCAACTGAAGTTGTAGGTAACAGATTTACATCTTCTATAACTAACGGCTCGTGTTCTCTTTGGGCTAGCCCAGACGGAACGCGTCTTTCTATTTCAACAAATGATAACAGTACTGGCGCAGAAAGAATTCGGACATATACGACTACAACTCCTTGGGATTTTTCTACTGTAACTAATACTGGAGCGACGTCGCTGGGTAACATCAACACACATGGACATTCATGGACCAGCGATGGGAGATATGTTGTAGTTGCGGCAAACACGGTAGGTAGTTACAATACTACTAGTAATGCTTTAATTCTATTTGGTCCTACTTCTACTCCATATGAGTTTGGTGCAACTACAGTGGCGACTTATCAAGAAGCAAGTATGCTTGCTTTAACCAACGCTAGCCCAGTAGGAAACGTCGCGACACCTGAAGGGGTGCACATTTCAGATGATGGAAGAAAAATTCTGACGCTTGATAGTAGCGCAGGTCGTATTAATGAATTTACTATGTCTACTCCATTTGATCTTTCAACGCTGTCTGTCTCCGATTCAGCTTGGCTAGCGCGAAGTACAACTTCCTCTTTATATATTGAAAGAGACATGTCTGTTAAGGCTGATGGAACAAGGATCTGGGTGAGTGGAAATTATCAAGATGTATATCATTATATTACTGGCGGGAGCCAGAATCAGCTCAAACCTTAATAAATAAACAAAAGAATTATTAGAGTTAGGAAACATGGTTCGACAAATTATTTCAACAGGAACTACAGCAAATGACGGAACCGGAGATGACTTAAGATCCGGAGGGATCAAGATCAATTCCAATTTCGAAGAGCTGTACACCTTTATGCCGGGTGGACTTGTTCAGAACATTACCGGGGAAGCAGTAGTTTCTCTAGACTCTAGCACATTGTATCTGTTCAACATGGACAGCACTCCTGCCGGAAGCTTTACACTTTCAGATGGAAGCTCAGTGGGAGAGATTAAGAGAATCATCAATAAGTCTGACTCTGATGTAGATGTCTCTATTACAATCGGTTCAAGTGGACTGGCGTATCCTAAGTCCTCTACCGGTCTCACCATTACAAATAAGATCGCCTTTGATCTCATGTGGGATGGTACTGAATGGCACTTAGATAGAGACTCAGATTCAAGACTAACGATAACCTAACGGATTAGATAGATGACAGCAATCGCAACACCATCATTTAAAAAAGCAATCATCGAGAATCTGATAACTGATCTAGCAGATTCCGGAGAGACTTACTACTTGGCTATCGGTAAGTCTGATGCTTGGGATGAGAATGAAACTGTACCGACTACGGTTAATACTAGAGAAGAAGAGCGCAAGTTCAGGTCTAACATGCAGTCGATCAAGAAGATCTCTGACGGGACCTTCGCTGCAACAAGATACAACTGGTCTTCCGGTACAGTCTATAAAGCATACAGCGATGCAGTAACTCTAGCATCTCTCGGTGCATACTACGTATTCACTGAATCTCAAAGAGTCTATGTCTGCATGGAGCAGGGCAAAGATGATGCCGGTGTTACTCAGATCTCGTCTGTCAATCCAGACACTGTAGGCACCGGTACAGATCCTGTAAGAGCCGCAGACAACTATGTATGGAAGTACCTCTTCTCTATCACTTCTGTAAACACCAACAAGTTCCTTTCGGCTAACTTCATTCCTGTGAGCTTGATTCTTACTGCCGGTAATCTTATTGAGACTGAGCAGCTGAATGTTCAAAACTCGGCTGCAGCAGGATCTATCATTGGATACCGAGTAGTTACACCGGGTACCGACTATCCAGATAGCTGCCAGCAAGTCTCTGTTGTAGGTAATGGCTCCGGAGCAGGGGTGACTATTAAGACTCTTAACGGCGCAGTGGTCAAGGCTACTATTGAAGACTCGACTGATGGCTCTCTCAAGATCGGCTCTGGGTATGACTTTGCTGATGTAGTTATCGGTGACTCCAACAATGGAGCCGCAGTCATCAGGCCAATCGTTTCTATTAAAGGTCTTGGTGCAGATCCAAGAGAGGATATTAATGCCAATCATATCATGTTCAACTCGCAGCCTTCAGGCAGCGAATCAGGAGACTTCCTGGTAGGTACAGGGGCTGACTTCCGCCAGGTTGGAATCTTAAGGAATCCAAAGAACTTCAATAATTCTGACTTTACTGAAACGACTGGATCTACGTTGAGAAAGCTTCAGTTGAATCCTGCGTCTGTAACCGGAACGTTTCCTGTAGATGCAGTGATCAGAGGGCAGAGCTCAAGTGCAGCTGCTTATGTAGATAAGTATGATGCTGCAAATAACATCATTTATTTCCACCAGAATGAAGGTACTGGGTTTACTCAATTCTCTAACGGAGAGGCTATTGTAGACTCAGATAACTCAGCTTCTAACCAGGCAAACCTTTCAAGTGTGGATTCTGATGGTGAAGTCAATGCATTTAGCGGAGACGTTCTCTACATTGAAAATAAGAGTCCTGTTTCTAGAGATGCGGCTCAGACAGAAGATATTAAGATAATCTTTAAGCTTTAAGGTACTCAGATGACTGACTTTACAAACACGACATTTCAAAACACTTATAAGGATGATTTTGTCGATTCTGATAACTATCACCGCATCTTATTCAATTCTGGTAGGACTCTTCAGGCGCGTGAACTTACTCAGCTCCAGACAATCATTCAGACCGAAGTGTCCAGGTTCGGGGATCATGTATTTAAAGACGGCTCCTTAGTCATTCCTGGAGGCCTTTCCCTCGATACAATTGAGTTTGTAAAGCTTGATGGTAACCCTGACATCTCTGCCTTTGCTGTAGGCGACGTCATCACTGAAGATGTCAGCGGCGTAAAGGCCAAGATCTTACGAATCGAGCAGTACGTCAGCTCTTCTGAACCTGCAACCTTTTACATCACGTATACAGATGCAAACGGCCAGGTACCTACTACATCTCCTATCAGGTTCACTCCATACAACTCCGGTACGGGTATCGGCGTACTCAGAAAGTCCGGAGCATCTGTAAATGTTCAGGTGACAAACACTACAGAAGATCCTGCTGTAGGAGCTGGAACGGCCGTATCGGTTGCAACAGGAAGCTTCTATGCTCTTAAGCACTTTGTCCAGTGCAATCCTCAGACAGTCATGGTTGCTAAGTACAGCGCAACTCCTACAGTCGATATCGGGTTCAAAGTCACTGAAAGCATAGTCACCGCAGAAGATGAGTCTGCACTCTACGATAATCAGAACGTTCTTCCTAATGAGACTGCACCAGGTGCTGACAGGTACAAGATCAATCTTGAACTCACTACATCTGATGCTATTGACTCAGATGAAAACTTTATCTACTTGAACCGATTAGTAGAAGGTGAGTTCTTAAAAGAGATCGACAGAAGCACATACAATATTATCGGAGAAGAGTCTGCACTTCGTACATTTGAAGAGTCCGGCGACTATATCGTTGAGAGCTTAGACTTAGACTTTACTCCTGATTCAGACGCAGGCTTAGTAGCTGAGCTTGGACCAGGCATTGCATACATCAAAGGTTATAGATTTAACCAGCAGTCGACTCTTCCTATTAAAGTAAACAAGGCAAGAGACTTCCAAGAGATTGAGAACGATACTGTATCTGCGTTTTTTGGAAACTACCTGAACATCGATGGAACTACTATCAAGGGAGTGCCGAACATCGATGTGTTTGAAGTTCAGACTCTTTATGATAACGTTAACTTAGGCGGCGCCAATATCGGTACTGCCAGGGTACGTCAGGTTGAGCAGAACGGTGCAGACTATAAGTACTACCTGTTTGATGTTAACATTAGTCCTGGATACAAGTTCACTGCAGCTAAGAGTATCGGAACTAGCTCTACAAGCTACGGCAACATCATTACAGAGAACAATGCAGCTGTACTTAAAGAGGCTGATGAGAATAACCTGTTCTTTGATCTTCCTAGAATTCGCCCCAAGTCATTTGACGATATTCAGTTTGTCGTCCAGCGTAGAATCTCTGGTCTGACAACCGACGGCAGTGGTATTGAAACTATCGATGTAGATGTTTCTGGATCTGAAGCATTCACTAACACTACTACCTGGATCGCAGCATTTGACTCTGATGGTGGGCACGTTGCACCTGTAATCACCCTTCAGCAGGTAACAAACGCAAATGACCGAGCACAGCTGGACTTTGGAGCTACATATGCCAACAAGAACTTTGAGGTTCTGGTTGCAGTTCAGAAGTCTTATACTCCGGCAAGTGCAGTTATCAGATCGAAGACTATCACAAACACTACAGTGACTACTACAATTGATTCTGATGGAAGCGGTATCCTCTATATTCCTCTGTCTAAAGCAGACATTTACAATGTAACTAGAGTCACTGACTCAGACTCAGATGGAGTAGACCTGTCCGGATTCTTTACACTAGATAATGGACAGAGAGATAACTTCTACGGTGAGGGTAGACTCATCCTCAACACTGGAGTTACAGCTCCATCCGGAAACGTATTCGTTAGATACGACTACTTTGCACATGGGACAGGCCACTTCTTTGGTCCTACATCCTACACTGGATTGAACCTGGACAGTATTCCTACATACACCACAAAGCTCGGTGAAGAAGTTGAATTAAGAAACGTATTAGACTTTAGACCGAGAAAAGGTGACGGAGACACTGAGTACTCCACCGGCACCGCGATTGTCAATGAGATTCCTACAAATACTAGCCTGATCACTTCAGATATCGAGTACTATCTTCCTAGAAGAGACATCTTGGTTCTTACTGCAAACAATGAAGTCGAGTACATTGAAGGAACCAGCTCTTTTAATCCAGTGTACCCAACTACACCTAATGATGCAATGAAGATCTATGAGATTGATCTTGAAGCTTACACTGATGATGAAGACGATGTAGACTTCTCTTCCATCGGTAACATCAGGTACACTATGGCAGATATCGCTAGACTTGAAGACAGGATTGAAAGGGTAGAAGAGACTACTACTCTCAGCCTTCTTGAGTTAAATGCAGCAAACATTGAAGTTCTCGATGACAGTGGGAACAACCGGTTTAAGAACGGGTTCTTTGCTGATAACTTTGAGACTAATGATTTTGTAGATATCAGCACCGGCGAGTTCTTTGCTTCCTTTGATGAAGATCAGGATTTGATCCAGCCTCTGTTTACGAGTAAGAGTGCAAACCTCTTTGTAGACTCCGGAGCATCTTCTGGAGTGACTGTAGCCGGAGAGCTTGTCATGCTTTCCTATAACGACTCCGCAGTCATCTCTCAGCTGGTAGCATCTGAGACTGAAAACGTCAATCCATTCGCAATCATCTCTCATGTAGGTTCTATTGAGATGGTGCCTTCGGTTGACAACTGGACTGAAGTCAATGAGGTCAGAAACGGCCGGTTGATCGTTCAGCCTAGAAGAGTAGCTCAAAGAGTTCAGTTAAGAAGAAGAGCAATTGCTAGTATTGACTGGCGCAGAACTAGAAATGGAAGGCTTGTTGCTAGAAGACGTATTCGTCGTAGACTTCCATTCTCTATTAGAGCTATCATTTTAAGAAACAGAAGAAATGCAAGAAGGATTCGTCCTTTACCAGAGGTGAACCAACAGTGGAACGTAACTTCAACTACAAGAAGAACTCAAGCCGGTACCACTATCACCACTGTAAGAGAAAGAACTGAGCTTTCTGACTTTATCAGACCTAGACTAGTATTCTTCCGTGCACGTGGCCTGCGTCCACGCAGCAGACACTTCGCTTTCTTTGATGGTACTTCTGTGACCAACTTTGTTCGCCAAGAGTCATCTGTAAACAGAAACTCTATTAGAAGGTTGGTTGGTGGACGCTTCCGCGGATCTATAAATCACCCTGATGGAGACACTGTACTTACAAGTGACAGCGCAGGAGAACTTATCGGATCGTTCTTTATTCCTGCAAACAGGTTCCAGACCGGCGACAGGGAGTTCAAGCTGATTGATATCAGTGTGGATGATGAAGATGCTGCTCTTTCTCATGCCAGCAGCACTTACAGTGCCAATGGTACAGTGATTACTAGAGAGATCAGCACTCGATTCATTCCTCGTCCAAGACCAAGAAGACGTCGTAGAAGATCCAGAAGAAGAGATCCTCTGGCGCAATCGTTCCAGCTTCCAATGGAAACGGGTGGATTCATCAGCAAGATCGACGTATTCTTCAAGACACGTCCGACTGAGAACATTCCGATTAGAATGCAAATTCGTCCTATGATTGCCGGTGTTCCTTCTGAGGAGTTCCTTGCTGAGACTACAGTGTTTAGAGATGAAGTCCAGATCCCTGGAGATCTGGATGACATGACGACAATCGCATCTAGTCCTACTAGCTTCCCATTCGAAGAGCCTGTGTACCTGCAGCCCGAAACTGAGTACTGCTTTGTCCTCTTAGCAGATACTAATGATTATAATGTCTACGTTGCAAAGGCAGGCGACTTTGAGATCGGTACTACTGAAAGAAGAATCAGGCGTCAACCTACCCTCGGATCTATGTTCTTATCACAGAACTCTAGAACCTGGACACCTGACCAGTCCAGAGACCTGATGTTTGAGATCTATGCAGCATCCTTTAGCACTGGTACCACTGGCACTGCATACTTAAGAAATGATGACATTGAACCGGATCTTCTTGGTAACAACCCAATCTTTATCGATTCAGGCGAGACAGATGTATTCATCAGGCACCCTAACAGTGGATTGATGAAAGGTGACACAGTTGTTATCGATGGATTAGATTCCAGCGGAGACTACGGAGGAATTACTGGGACCTCTATCCTTGGCAACAGGACAGTTCAGCGTGTAGACGGATACGGAATCCTGATCACTGCAGATTCTGCTGCAACTTCATCCACCGTCACTGGAGGAGACTCAGTCACTGCTACTCAAAACATGATGTTTGACAGGGTTGTACCTAACATCGAAACGTTTATTCGACCAGAAGTATCCTTGACCCTGTCAGCTAACTTTATCAACGGTGTATCGCTGTCTAGGGCAAATGAAGTGACTCAGACAGTAGGATACTCTGCGTCTACTACAAACCACATCTTTGACGGAAACGAGCCTATCATCCTTGAAGCTCCATCGATGGTTGCCGGCAGAACCCTAGAGGTAACTAACTTAGGTGCAAATAGATCTGCCAATATAACTGCAAGCTTCAGCACTACTAACAAGTGGCTGTCTCCAGTCATCGATATGCAGACGGCTGAGTTAGGCCTATTCAACAATATCATTGATGACCAAGTGGACTCAGCGGGGCTGGAAACGGCCCTGACCAATGCTCCAGTTAGCTACGTTGCGGAAACAGATCCTGTTGACGGGACTGCTCTTGCTAAGTATGTTTCTTCAAACATTAATCTTGAGGAGCCAGCGGTAGGGCTTAAGATCTTCATCGGTGCAAACAGACCTTCTGGCTCTAATATCGATGTTTACTACAAGCTGGTATCTGCAGGTGAAGACACTGCTATCGAAGATATCAATTGGGTATACATCAGTGAAGAGAGTAATAATCCTACAGATGATGATCCATCGGTCTACAGAGAGTATGAGTACCTGATCGGCGGAAACACTGGAACTCTTGATCCATTCTCTACCTTCAAGATCAAGGTAGTGTTTAGATCTGGAAATACATCTAAGGTCCCAAGACTTAGAGATATCAGGGCAATCGCTTTAGGAACATAATATGTCATTGATTAAAGTTGAAGGGCACGATTATCTTTACAGAAATGGAAGTGGTGCCATCGTTAACATGAATAAAAAAGGTCTGGCTCAGGCCAAGATGCAGAAGAAGAAAAGAGAAAAAGAAAAGAGACGTATCGAGAATCTTGAGGAAGAAGTTTCACAATTAAAAAGAATGATCCAAACAATTATCGATAAGCAATAATAAATTGAAGAATATAAATAAGTATATTATTTTACGCGAGTATCTGAAGGAATAACAATGGCTCAGAAAAGAGACCTTACAGTTGATCAAGGAAGTGATGTTGCTATTGAACTTCACTTAGTGGAGGAAGACAATACTCCTAAAGATATTGAAGGCTACTTTGTCAGCGGAATGATTAAGAAGACGTATAACACTACTGATAGTGATTACATCTTTAATTTTTCTGTAAGCTATGGGCAACCTTTGACTGACGGGATCATTAACCTCTTCTTAGATAAGAGTGTGACTGGTTCCATGAAGGCCGGAAGATACGTTTATGATGTTGAATTAAGAAATACTGATGGTATTGACAGCGCTACAACAATCGAAAGAATCCTAGAAGGAAAACTGACAGTAACACCTTCGGTGACGAGATAAACATGCCAACTTATGTAAGTGAACTAAGACGAACTAAAGAGGCTAAGAAAGTCAAGGTAGAATATAAGAACACTACCTTAGTCGAAAAGATTGTTATTGGTAGTCCTGTAGGGACTCTTAGGACTGCTGCCAGAACTGACTTGTCCATCATCAATGCTCAAGATGCTTTTGACAGTGATGGTAATGCTTTGCAGGGCATCGCCAACAATACCCTTAGAGCTTCTCAGGGATTATCTGAGATTAAAGATGGCAGTATATTAACGTTTAATGATGATGCTTCTAGCGGCGCTAGTTATCGTGGATGGAGAGCGAAAGTAGTATTAGATAAACAGACGATTAACGGGGGCAAGTTCTAAATGGCTGCCATAATTCTTTTAAAACGTTCGGACTCGGCGACTGCTCCCGCAGATGATGCCCTTCAGCGGGGTGAACCGGCATATACCTTTGCCACATCAACAGGCGGTGCACCGAATCCTAGCGTAATCGCTGGTGATAGATTATTCATCGGTGTTCCAGACGGAACTGGAAGCAGAGCAGCTATCATTGGTGGTGAGTACTACACCAAGAAGATGGACCATACTCCAGGTGTTCTTCAAACAACGTTGGCATCTGATAACAACTACGGTACGGTCGTTCTTGTAGATAGTGAAGGTGTCATTGACAAGTGGAGAGTAGATAATCTTCGCTTTGGTGAAAATGATAGCAACACAATTACGACCGCTAGCGGAAACCTGATTTTAAACTCACAGACAGGTGTAATTGAATTCAGCGGAGCCGTGCTGGACAGCATCAGCAGTGTCACTGCAGACTCCGCAACTTTTGACAAGATCACTGTAACTGGAACTGGCGCTAACATTACTGTTGCCAATCTAAATGTTACTGATTCTGCCAACATTGCGTTCTTTACAGCAGACTCCGCAAAGATCGATTCGGCAGAGATTGATGTTCTATACGTAACGGACTCGGCATACGTAGTCAATAGAATCCGCACAGCATATGTCCTTGCAGACTCTGCAAAGATCGGCAGCCTGATATTTGACGGCACTAATATCCAGTCCACTTCAGACAGCGGTACGATTACGATTAATCCATGGCCAGTTGGAGATTCTGGCGAAGTAATCATTAAAGGTAACCTCAGGGTAGATGGTACCACTACAACTATCAACTCAACTGAGCTTACTGTAAATGACATTAAGATCATTCTCGGCGACTCTGCTGGTCAGGCATCTGATCTCCAAGGTGCTGGTATTCAGATCGGTGACTCAGCTAGCTGGGCAGGAGAAACTAACACTACACCACCTCAGCTTCTGTGGGATGATGGCAATGATAGGTTTGACTTTAATAGAAATGTTAGAGTCAACAATGAGATTAATACTAACACTCTACGAGCAATCAATGTCATTACAACCGGTGTAGCTACTCTTGCCGGCCTGAATGTAAGTGACTCTGCGTATATTCCTAATCTTAGAGCTGACAGCGCACATTTAGTAGATGTAGATATTGATTCTGGTCACGCTATTAGATTTACTGCAGATAGTATAACAGTAACTAACCTGACGGTTACCGGCACTACGGGTGGAACTTCATTCACTACGTTAAATGTTACTGACTCTGCTTATATCAATAATCTATTTGCAGATTCAGCATATATAGCTGGAGGTGAAGCAAACCTGACGTTCTTAGACGTCGGCGATTCTGCATATATCAATAATCTATTTGTAGATTCTGCTTACCTGTCGTTTGGAAGAATTGCAGATGCATATGTTGACAGCGCTTATATCACTCAGCTCTATGGATCTCAAGTAGACATTGATTCTGCCAGCATCAGTAACTCCTACTTAGTCTATGCTGATGTAGACAAAGCGCATATCGACAGCGTAGATATTGATAGGCTTCAAGTCGACTCTGCAGACATAACTAACCTATACGTAGACTCTGCTCATGCCCTGACGCTTTCTGCAGACTCCGCTACGTTTGACATCTTAAGAATCACGGACTCTGTCGGTCTTAAGACGCTGTTCGACTCTACAGACTTTATCTTCATTGATGCTCCAGGTAAGCCTCAGGTTGCGCTTAAAGCAGAGGCCATTGAAGACTTTGTCGGAGACATGGTTGATCATACAACCATTAGTGATCAGACCAATATCAGAGTTACGTATGACAGCACAGCAGGTGCGCTTGACTTTGAAGTTCCATTTGCCACCTCAGTTGCAAACAAGAACTCGGGCAGTGGTATTGCAGGCGGAGCCGGTGTAGCCAAGTTTGCTGACAGCGATTTCTTTGTTGATTCAAATGGATTTGTAGCCATTACACAGGTAGACGGCGGAACGTTCTAAGTATAAATAAATGAAAGTGGCGGGGCTCATATAGTTGTCGCCACTATAAAATATAAATCTTTAGACTTTATAGTCGTATGGAAAACCTGGAGACGTAATGTCAGCTACTATTAAACTGCGCCGTAGTTCGGTTGCTGGTAACAAACCTACAACTGATCAGCTCGCATTAGGCGAGGTAGCCATCAACACGCATGATGGCACGATGTTCTTCAAAAGAGATAAAGAAGGCCAGCTCTCTATTGTAGAACTGGGCGGGTCTGCTGTAGCAGAAAACGTTTTCTATGTTTCCAAAAGCGGCGATGACAGTAACGATGGCAGTAGTCTCGACAAAGCATTCCTTACGATCGATAAAGCTTTAGAAGAAGCGGCCAAGAGAAGAGGTTCAGTTGGTCTTGACTCCGATGGCGCTGAAGGATCTGTACTTGAAAATAAAACTAGAAGAGATCTGGGTCTTTACATTGACGGATCTAAGTACGATATTGCTTTAGGAACTACGTTTAATCAGATCTTCCAAGGACGGGCCGGATCCTACACTAAAGGTAAAGACGAAGTAATAACTAGCCTCGACTATGTTAAAGCTAGCTTCTCGGCCACGAGCGGAGACCCTATAGGCCTTTCTCGTATAAGAAATACACCTAGCATAGTTACAAGATCCAATGATTACTGGAACGAACTTAAAGATATTATCGATAGCGGTAGAGATAACGCCGATACACTAGACTCAAATTCATACTTACAAATAACTGGTTACTACACTAACTCCACAGTTGAGGATAATGCTACACGATCTAGAAGACTTCTTCTAGACAATAAGCTTTTCTTTGCTGAAGAAGTAAGTAACTATATTGAAAAGCAGATTGCTGAAGCACCTACATGGTATGAGTTTAACTATAACAAAGGCAAGTGTAATAGAGACACTAAGCTGCTCGTAGACGCAGTTAGATATGATACTCTCTTTGGAACTAACATTAGATCCGTGTCAGCGGCCATCAGATACTACAATGGAACAGCTAATACGGTACTGAACAATCAAAAGACCCAGACCGTACAGTCCTTTACTAAGGCAAAAGAGTTTACTTCCCTTAACTTAACTGATGCTGGTACGATTACTACTGCAGAAGCTTTGTGGGACGAAATCATTGAGATTGTAGATAGTGGATCTGCAGACATTGATGCAGGATCCGGAGTGGCAGATGCCTATAACTACGCTACTCCGATCGGATCTGCAACCTTCCCGACTAACAGAGATTCTGACTTCGGTCATGCTGCCAATCAATTGTATGTAAATAAGCTTCACATTCAAGAAGAAATCATTGGATGGATTCTAAAGCAGGTGACGGATCAGACTGCTCCATTCACTTCTTCCTTCTCATACGATAGTGTGTCGTGCAAAAGAGACGTGGGTCTGGTACTGGATGCAGTTATCTATGACACTATCTATGGAGGTAACTTACAATCATACGATGCGGCCATTGCATACTATGTAGGAGCACAGGCACAGTATGGTGACGGAGAGAAAGAAGAAACTATTGCTGCCCTTCAGAGACTGAAGGACGTAGTCAGTGATGTGGTTCTAGCTAATAACATTACAGAGTCTCAAGACCCTTCGTACTATACTGGAAATCAGTTAACTAATGCTAATGCTGGAGATTCAGCTTCAGCAATATTTGCCGCAGCTCGTATCGAAGATATTATTGGATATCTTGAGACTGATGGTGGTGATGCACCAACTAGATTATATCCAGATACGTCTTGGCCATCTGCTACTCTACGGGGGCAGTTTATTCGTCTGGAGGACAGTGCCCAACAATCAATTGCCGATTCTACCGTAGGATGGATTAATGAGCAAGTTGACTTAGCTGAAGACTTTAACAGTTTCAACTATGACTCTAATGTTAGAGTTAAGTCTAAGAGAGATACCAGATTTACCATTGAAGCTTTGACCTACGATGCAACATATCTTGGTAATGCAGGAAGCTACGACAACGCAGCGTTCTTCCAGAATGATGGACCTCAGATCCCTAAAGTACAGAGAGGGATCTGTAAAGCTGCTTTCAATAGACTCAGCACTGTAGTTAATCAAGTACTGCTCGGTGACTCTGTCGAGCTATCTGATAGCACTAACGCATATAACGGTAACTTACAGCAGTTTAATAGTGTTTATCCAGATTCGGCTAAAGCCACTGAGCTTTCTAGCCTGATCAGCATGACTGCTAGAGTTATCGACAGTGGACTGGATGCACTTCCTGCATCTAGAATCACTCCTGATCTTGACACAGAGGCTAACTTCGACTCCGCTACTCTGAACACCGGAGGCATCGACTACAAAGCGGCGTTTGATCAGATCACTGAGGAAGACTCAAACATCATTGATAACACCATTACTCATCTTGACAGCGTGTATCCGCTACTGTTTGATATCGGTGATAGGTACCAGGATGTACTTGATGCGCCAGAGATTGCATCTACCATCTATGTTAAGACTGGTGAATATCTTGTTAACAATCCAGTAGAGATTCCAAAGAACGTTTCTCTCATTGGTGATAACTTGAAGAACACTAGCATCAGACCTAAGAACAAGACGTCTGACGTATTCTACCTGAACAACAATGCCTACGTCAGTGACTTCACTTTCCGCGATCACCTGCAGCCAGCTGCAGTGTTCTGCTGGGACCCTGCTGGAACTCCAGATACGAATGTAATCGTAAACTCTCCATATATTAGAAACTGCACGTCTATCACTGGTCCTGATCTTAGTCGTAATGATGATGGAACGTATGTGTATCCGGACAGCTCAGGTGATCTGTATACTCCAGCATCCGGTGGGGATGGTATCAGAAACGACGGTAACCATTCAGGTGGTATTAGATCAATGGTTGTTGACTCCTTTACACAAATCAACCAGGGTGGTAAAGGTATCTACCTAAAGAACAGAGGCTACTGTCAGCTGGTATCAGTGTTTACTGTATACTGTGATGTAGCGTTCTTAGCAGAAGACGGTGGCTTTGCTTCTATCACTAACTCTAACAGCTCATTTGGTAACGTAGGACTTAAAGCAACAGGCGTATCTACATCTCTCTACTCAGCAACAGTTGATGGTGATCAGGGAACAATTGAAAACACTGTTAACCTGACTGGTTTGACACAGATGCCGAACATCTCTGATGCAGCTAAGTTTGCAGATGATCCTTTATACTACACGGTAGACTCTGCGTATTACGACTCTTCAACTGGAACCGGCACAATTAAGCTTCTAGAAACGTTTGATTCAGATGTAGTAAATGGAAGTCAGACAGTTAACTTCCATCAAAGAAGTGCTCTTTCTTCATCTGGTCATACGTTCGAATGGATCGGTACCGGTACAGATGTACGTACTGCATTCCCATACAGAGGTGGTGTACCTGCACAAGCAGATGAAGTTATTCAAGACTCTAACAGGGCGGGTCTCTGTTTCGTTACTAGTACCGACCAGAAAGGTGACTTCAGAGTTGGTGAAGACTTCTTAATTCAAAGATCAACTGGAACAATTGAGGGTGATGCATTTGATCGAAGCCTCTTTGCTCGTATCACTCCATTCTCACTCGCACTCGAGGATTAAACATGGCTGACCTAAACGTATTTAAAACAGTTGCACAAACAGTTGCTGATTCGAATCAACATCCTGATATAATCATCTATTCAGCTCCAGTAAACTATACTGGAATCGTGCTTTCGACTCAAGTTGCAAATGTAGATGCTGACAGCGACGTAGACTTGACATTTACTTATCACGACTCAGGTGCTGATCCAGGGACTGAGCTATTAAAAGATTTTACTATTCCAACCGGTGATGCTACTAATGCCACTGCAGGTAAGCTTGTAGTTCAAGCTAGTCATTATTTAAAGATGAGATCTAGCAAGACGGATAGTTTAAAAGTTATATTAGGTGTACTGGAATCTTTGAATGGCTAAAGACATCCGCCTCCTTAGCGGTAGAATCAAGACTAAAGCTCAGGATAAACTAGATCCGAGACGTACAGATTTTATAAGTCTGGATAACGTTGAACCTAACTTAGGTTCTCCGGACTCTGACTATAGAATCTCCAGCTCTCTTCAAGATGGAACTAGGTTTTGGATGACGCCTAAGGGCGGAGGTCTTAAAGTTGGCTCAGACCCAAACAACGTTACTCAACTTCAGGGTGACGAGTTAACTTTTACGATTGATACCAATAAATTCACTCCTTTTGATAATGTAAAAAGCACTAGTACTACTCTCGCTCAGGTCTTAGATGATCTAGATTCTTCTATTGGATATGCCACTTCGATTGCTCTCTCTGCTGTTCTCGTTGACAGCAACTTTAATGGTGATGGGACTCCAGGGAAAGAGTTAAGTCTTGACAGCTCATTAGAAATCAACAGCATCACTGATGCTAGGTTTATTAGAGCCGACAGCATCGGTGACTCTAATACATTCTTTACGGGTGACGGCTCACTGCTGTTTAACCTTCCAATCGTAGACAGTGACATCGATAGCATTGCGAGACACGCTTTAACTGGTGGATTAGGCATCAGCTACACTCCTGATGATGGTGTCATTTCTATAGATTCATTTGCTACTGGAGTTACTCTTAACGGGTTGACTGTAACTGATGATGTACTGATCAGCGGTAACTTGACTGTTACTGGTGATCAGACTATCGTTAATACTCAAGAATTAAAAGTAGACGATGCTCTTATCCAGCTTGCTGTAGGAAATGAAACGTCAGATGATGTTGACATCGGGTTCATCGGTCACTACTACAGCAACACCTATGGTGAAGTTCACACCGGTCTGTTTAGAGATGCTAGTAACCAAGAGTGGTATCTTTTCCATGAGCACATTGAATCTTCATTTGATACTGGAACCACTACAGCCGTAATTAACAGAAGTGACGTATCTCCCAGAAGCTTTAAACTAGCTGACCTTAATGTATTTGAGATCGATGCTGTAGACGGTCAGTTTGACAGTGCAACCATAACTAACGGCACACTGACTCTCGCTACATCTGACATGACTGTCACCAATGGTGATATCTCCATGACAAATGGAGGAATCACTACAGACAGTATTCACACTACAAATTTAACAGTATTTCATATCGACAGCGCCGACAGCGCATTTATCCGCAGATTGAGCTTTGACTCTCTGGACAGCGGAGTCGTCGTGCCGCTCTTTGCTCTGCCAGCAGATTTCGTCGCAGCAGCCAGTGAAGATAGTATTGATTCTTCTCGTATTCCTGACCTGTACTTAAGAAACGATGGGGATGATACTACTACAGGAATCATTACGGCAAAGGGCTTTATCGGCTCTGATCTTACTATCGATGACAGCGCATATATCGATGTATCGTATATTAGAGTACTCACTGGTGATTCTGCTACGTTTAATCAGTTTACAGGTAGATTAATCGGTCTCGCTGATTCTGCTCTTAGCGCTGATAAGCTTACAGCTACTAAAACGTTCGAAGTATCAGGTGATGTAACTACAACAACTCCGCTTCCTACATTTGATGGAACCGGTAATGTCGATATGTCGGTGTCTATTAATAATGGAGCAGTAGACTCTGATGCGCTTGGAACGGACGCTGTAGCTACAGATAAGATTCAAGACAATGCAGTAACTGCAGATAAGATTGCTCCTGGTGCTGTTGACTCTGACATTAGAGCTTTGGTTACCAAGGCGTATCTCGATTCTGCAAATATCGATGCAGATACTCTTGACTCTTTCAATTCCAACCAATTCTTAAGATCTGATGTTGCAGATGATGTTGAAGCCGATCTTACTTTTAAGGACAATGTCCAAGCTAGATTTGGTGATGGCGGTGATCTTAAGATTTACCACGACACTATAAACAGCTTCATCTCTGAAGTAGGTACCGGTGATCTTTATATCACTACCAACGGTCAAGAAGTACTTATCAAAGACTCTGAGAACGGTAAGCTTTCAGCTGAGTTTATTCCAGATAGTGCAGTAGATCTTTACTATAATGGTAACCTAAAGTTTGAGACCACCAATACCGGTGCTAAAGTCACTGGAATTATCGAAGCAGATTCTGGTACCCTTAACGGTAACAGAATCATCACTACTGCAGACTTTGGTGATGGTGGAGGTATCAACGCCGATGAGCTTGATGGTTTAAACTCTACTCAGTTCCTGCGCTCTGATTCAGATGACAGCATGGCCGGAACTCTGTTTATCGATGACAGTCTTTCAGCTAATAACATCACAAGAAGAAATTCTTCGGTCGTAGTTGGAACTTATGGTTCACCGACCCAGATCCCCATCGTTAAAGTTGATGCATCTGGTTTCGTTGATAGTGTGGGTATTGCTGCAGTAGCAGGTGTTGATAGTGTAGAATTTGATAGCGCTACTGGTAAGTTTACAGTATTCCTTGCTACCAACGATTCACTGTCAGCTAATATTACCCTTGATCCATTTACTACAGCAGATCTTACAGAAGATTCTACTGCACTTTACTATACAGATGCTAGAGCAGACTCTGCAGCTAGAAGTGCAATCAGCGTAGCAAATATCGGCTCAGCCTTTAATATTGGAAGCGGGCCGGTTAACAATCCAGCGTCATATGGACTTTACTATGATTCTGCCAGCGGAGTCATATCCTTTAACGGACTGGATAGCGATGACATCTTAACTGTTCTTGGAGCTACTACCAGTGAAGGTGATGGCGGTGAGACTGGAAGCAACGTAGTATTCAGTGCTGACAGTATCCAGACAAACAAACTGACAGTATTTGCCAGCTTCTTAGTAGACAACTCTTCTCTTGCTGGAACAGACAGTGGATTCGTAGGATTCTATCATATTGATAGTGTAGACAGTGCATACATCAGAAACTTACACGTTAATACACTGACCTTTGATTCTATTGGTACTACGATTCCTCTCAGCGCATTGCCTGATTCAGTTGTTTCAGCCGGAACAGATGGAACTCTAGACTCTTCGCAGATTCCAGATCTCTACTTAAGAAATGATGGAGATGATTCTACTTCAGGAGTGATCACTGCTAAAGGATTCATTGGATCTGATCTAAGCATTGATGACAGTGCATATATCAACAACCTTCATTTAGACTCTGGATACATCGTCTTTGCTCATATCGATAGTGCGCACTTAGACATTGACAGCGCAAACATCACTACCTTGACGGGTGCATCTGCTACGTTTGATAGCCTGTTCGGCGGCTTGGATGGGTCTTACTTAAATAACAGCAGTGTCGGCAACGCCAAGTTAGCTAATTCTACTATCAGCATCTCTGACAGCAACGGCAACAGCCAGACCGTCGCCCTTGGTCAAGAAATCGCATTCTCCGAAGGTGCTGATATCGATATAGCTGTAGGCGGTACTCGTACGGTTACCATCACTAATACCAGTACGCTTGATACAGTGACCAGTAGAGATAATTCTACCAGTAATGCTATCACTGTAGGTAACTTTAGAACTACTGGCTACATTCGTGGACCTTCTACTCTTACAATTGATCCTGCAGATTGGGATAGTATTAGCGGTACTGTAAGAATCTTAGGTGATCTTCAAGTTGATGGTACTACCACTACAGTTAACTCGACTGAAGTTACTATCAACGACAAGACTCTAACCTTAGCGGATAACTCTGCATCCGCCGCGGTGGCCGATGGGGCCGGCCTAATCATTGATGGAGCTAATGCTACCTGGCTCTATAAGGATATATCCGTAACCGGTTCTGACAGCGCTTGGGTGTCTAACATCAGAGTAGTCGCTCCTAGGTTTGCCGGAAACTTGGCTGCAGGATTTATCGATACTGGAACCCTTGATGCAGATCGTATTCCAGATGACTTCTTGCAAGATGGAGACTCTGCAAACTTTAGGTTTATTGACGTTGATTCTGCCAGCATTGACTCTGCGTTTATCAGCAGGCTTTCTGGCGACTCTGCTAGATTTACAGACTTCTATGGTAACCTGACTGGTAACGTAACCGGTGATGCAGATGGTGCAGATAGTGCAACTACTGCACTTAAGCTTAAGACGGCTAGAAATATCGCCATCTCTGGACCCGTCGCCGGCAACACAGACTTTGATGGTTCTCAGGCAATCACTATCACTGTTACTCAGCAGAGCAACAGTGTTACCCTCGGTACTCACACCGCAGGAGACTACGTAGCATCTATCACTGCTGGTAATGGGATCATAACCAGCGGTACAACTGACAGTGAAAATAATACAGTCACCATCAGCGTAGACTCCAGTAATCTTCAGGGGCTATTTAGTGCCGGAACCGGCGTTACTATTAATAGCGGTATTATTAGTATTGGTCAGGACGTAGCTACAACTGCGGATGTAACATTTGCTAAGGTTACAGCTGACAGTGTGGTTGCCAACAACATCATTAATATTGGTGAAGCTACTACCAGAGATAAGCTGACGATCGGTGGCGCCAGTGCAGGAGACCTGTTTGGTATCACTTTAGTAGATCCAAGTACAGCCACTTCCGGTGGACACGTTAGTTACAGGGACAGCAATGAGACTTTAACTCTAGGCAAGATTACCAGTAGCGTCAAGTCTCATGCCGTTGTTATTGACGATGACTTTGTTGGTATCTTTAATGAGAATCCATCGGTTGAACTTGACGTAACAGGAGGCATCACCGCATCTGCTACGATTACTGCTAACCAATTCAACGGCGGCGGCAGTAACCTGACGGATCTGAATGCAGATGCACTGACTAGTGGAACTGTTGATTCTGCTAGAATCTCTGGTCCCTATCCAGGAATCACATCAGTTGGAACTCTGGATGATGGTGAGATTTCGTCAACCTTTGGTGACATTGATATTGGAAATAGTTACTTTACAGGTGACGGTAGAAACATCACTAATCTGGATGCAGGTGAACTTATAAACGTCACTGGAGTTGTACCAAGTAGTGTTATAAGTGGATCTTACACAGGTATCACTGAAGTTGGTGCACTAGTAGCCGGATCTATTGATAGTAACTTTGGTGCCATCAATATTGGTACATCTATTTTTACGGGTGATGGCTCAGGATTATTCAACGTCGATGCTGCAACAATCGGCGGCCTGGATCCAACAGATCTTTCTAGAATAGTTGTCACTACAAGCTCAACTGGACCAACTTCCACTGGTCAGTATGCTAAGATCGCTACTTACGGTTTAGGTGCTGGAGCTAACGGAACGTTCCTCTATGCCCTTCTTCCAGAAGGGACTGGAACTAATAACTCCGGTGCAACTATCCTTTCTGTTCAGATGTCAAAAGGAAGCCCTCACACAGCCACGGTTGAAATCATGGCAATGGGTGGACCTGCACCGTTTAATGATGACGCTTTCCGTATAGTAAACACTGGATCTGCATCCAGCCCCGAGCTTTGGATCCAGTCAAACATCTCCGGTGTCGTTATTCAGGTCTTTGAAATCACTAGACATCAAGACGCTATCAGTGTTACGTATAATGACGGAGCTACATGGCAGTCTACGACACCTTCTACTAACGGAACTCCCGTAATCAGTAACGGATTGACCTACAGGGGTGATCCTATCTTGACGGCTGGGGCCGACATCGATAGCGCGAATATTAACAACCCTATCATCAGCGGCGATGTCATCCTTCCTTCGGTTGTAACGTTTGATGATGGTAGCGGAGACAGCGATACCAACAGACCAGGTGGAGATACTTTACTTAAGCATGGATCTACGATCACTCAAAATACTACAAACACAGTGACCTTAGATGAAAATGATGCTACTAAAGCTGTAGGTGGAAAGTACCTGATCTCTGCCCAAAGAGGTATCGCTTCTCATATGACAGAGATCAACTTTGTAGTAGCAAATAACAACACAGTCCATGCAGCTGAATTTGGTACGGTCACTAGCTTAGGTGACTTGTTCTCAGTAGAGATGGATGTCTCAGGTGGAAACGTGAGACTAAGGATTACTCCGGACAATACGAGTAAAACAATATTTAAATTCAGCTCTACAGTGTTTTATGATGATGGCACATAATGTATAAATAATTAAAATCTAAATGCTACTGGGGAGAGTGAACCGTGGCGGGCAATGATAAAGACTTTATAGTCAAAAATGACTTACAAGTCAAAGGCTCTGGCGTATCTTTATTTGATTCCGGCGACGTTGTCGTAGGCGGCGACCTTCGAGTAAAAGCCGATTCATCTGTCGATTTCCTGACTATCGATAGCGACGGAGTTACCTTAGCTTCTCCTGGTATCTTTACTGGAGACGGATCCGGTCTCACTGGAATCACTGCTGACATTACTGGTGCATCGGTATTTGACTTATCGAATGTAGATAGCTCTGGCGTCACTCCTATTCAGAACTATGTTCTGGCATTTGACTCTGCAACTCAAAAATTTATTCCATCTGCTGCAGTAGCAGTATTAGAGATTGAGAACGACAGTGACGTACTTCAAGCTGTAAGAACAGTAGTAGATCTTGGAGACATTAGTGATGTAGATTCCAACGCAAGTATAAGTGGAGCCGGCGCAGATCCTCAAGAAGGACAGTCTCTTGTATGGGACAACACTCTTCAGAAATGGAAAGCCGGTTCAGCTTCAGCTACTGCTACAGCCACAGTTGACAGTGTAGGGGCAAGAAACACATCTCCTCTCTCTGGAGAGCTGTTCTATGACTTAGATCAAGAAGGTCTATATGTTTACGATGGAAACGACTGGGAGCTAGCAGCCCCACAGCTTTCCTCATTTGAGTTTATTCAGCCTGGCACCTTTAACAGCTTTTTATCAACTACTACATATACTCCTAGCACCACAATATACTTACAAAACTTAAAGGCAGTTACTAGAGACTCTCACCAAGGAATTACTTTTAGTATAGTTAAAAATGGGACTAACCTAACACCCAGCTTTAGCATTCCTGCAGGCCAATTAAGATCAAGCGCAGAGTTTAGCTCTCCGGTTACTATCACTGGAACCGATAGTGTAGGATTAGTCGGTTCTGTAACAAGCGGGGACGCTACCATCTTGGCCGTTGAGGTCTTCTTTAAATAAGCACATGAAAAGGAAAATGTAAAAATGACAGTTTTTACTCAAGCGTTTAACCTCAGCGATAACGTTAAGTACATGAACTTTAAGGTTGATACTACTCCTTCTGGAGGAGGTAATGCTACTGCTAGAACTACTCTTGATGATCGTAAAGAGCTGATGCACAAGATTCAAGAGTGGATTTCAACTGAAGTAGATAACCAGCAGATCCCAATCAATAATACTCTAGGATGGCAAAGGATTGATGGGGCTGATTCTGCAGGAGCAATTCTTAACAACGCGGAAGGCGTCTACAATACCGGCACTGGAAATGCAGTGTATGGATTTTTAAGAGCCAAGTGTTATGACTATGATACTAGTGGACACTGGAAGTATCTTAGATTAAAGCTGTTTGAAAGAAATGAAGATGATGTTTTTGGGTCCGACGGAGTTAGATACAGGTCCGCTAACAGCGTCTTGGTTTTACGATACGACGTATACTCGGACTGGCCGAATATTACTGCTGAAGACTCAGCCGCGACCGTAGACTCTATCAATGGAGGGTTCAACTCAGCTGAAGCTGATGGATACGGATCCACTGATCTTAATGCCGGGACGATCAACGGGGAGATGTATGGAACTGCGAACAATCCAATTGGATTTGATGCAGCTTATAACTCAAACTCAACTGCATTTAACAATATGGAGCATCCATCGAATAATTATATTTATTGGAAGAGGTACATGTTCGGCAACAATGGTGGTCTCCCCCGTCCAGTGTCTCGCAGCGCAATGAACTCTACTACATCTACGCTGTCCGCCAATATCGGCCTTTGGCCGGGAGACGGAAGAAAAGGGTACAGTCTCGGACATAACTTCTATCCTCATTATTTTGGTGTCACTGGATTTGGAGACAGTGACTTGTCTAAGACTAACTCTTATGGTGAGCTCAAGCTTATCATTGATGGCAATGGAACCTTATGGGGATTTGGAGATCAAGATAATGTCGGAGCAACTGGAGTAGATAGTGCAAGTGGAACTGGTGGACACAGAGGAGTGAATGCTTCTGGTGCAAACGCCAGATACCTGTCCTTGTTTGTAAGTCAGCACCAAGACGATAACCCCGAAAGACAAGAGGAGTACAATACTATCTTGTTCGCTGGAGAGTATAAGAAAGAATTTGGTGAACCAACGGCAAGTGGATCTAACTATATTCATAATGGACTCAAGCTTAACGCTCATAACCTCCTAATGAACAATGGAGTAGCTACACCTCCTAACTACAAGTGGTTTGAACAGGCCGGACACACCGCTAACAATGATACCCAAAACCAGACACCGTCAACCACTCTTACCAGATCTTCTCTCTACTACACGTTCGCCTCCACCACCAATAACGTTCCTAATAATTTAGCGATCAATTCAACCGCCAGTTACAACACTATAGCAAACGGAAACAACTATGCTGGTGACAATGTTAACTCTATCAGATCGACTGTAACCAACAACACTAGTATCGTTGAAGGGATCGGGCACTCCTTGATGGGAGATCAAGTCGGTGGCAACCATAGCTTAAATATAGGACTCTATCAGAATAGATCCAGATCTGTTGGTCTTGATGGAGACCCAGCCGAGTCAAGATGGAAGAGCGAGATGTCCGGAAACACTGCCCGAAGCACTTCTAGCAATAACAATTGGGGCGGAGGCACCTACGCCGGTCAGCATGGTCAGAATCATACCTGGTTGGGCAATGATGGCGCTCAGTTTGCTCTAACCGAATATCCTACTAGATCTTTCCAGGGAGGGTGGAGCGCTGGAAACAACATAACTCAAAAAGAATCTATACAGCAGTACGATAACTACACCACTCCGGCTTCCGGAAGACAGGCACTTTCTGCTACTAGACTGCATATGGGATATCTTGGATATGTTGGTCATGAAAGCAGCAAGAAAGCTATATCTTTAAATGAAATTTTCTTTGGATCTAGACACGGCATGTTTGGAGACGACGGAGAAGAAGTTCAAGGTACCTTGAGTGCATACTATCCAGGTGATCCAGCGATTCCTGGAAGAGTCTCTACATTTGGACCTTCTATCCCTCTCGTATCTGATGTGTATGATTCAGCAGAAGGTAACGCTCAAGACACGTATTCCCAAAGTAGAGAGTATGTACAAGAATTTCATCCTTTAGCTAATGACCAGTCTCAATACTCAGTGTATGAGCCGGTTCTTTCAGTTGGAACCTGGAGGTCGCATGGGCAAAATGAAGCTGAGAATGCTGACTGGATAAATGTGACGAATTCAAACGTCGTTGCAGCTATGGCCACAAACACTGCCAATGTCGCCAATAATGATGGCTTTGATCCTGATACCGGAGCATTAGGTACTCCCGGAGGAACATCAAAGTCCAACAGCGCGTTTGCCATGTTAGGTAGAACATATGGTCTTAAGATCTTTGGCCCTTATACTCACGATAAATATAACTTCTTGGATGCAGTTTCTATTCAGCTAGATAATGAAGACTTCTATGCGGTCAACCCAAACAACGCGGTTGACCACTGGGTTGTTCCAATGAATCATGATCAGTGTGCATTCTTGTTTAAAAAATAAAAAAAGGTCTATATAATGTTTAACCTGCTAAATCGCAAGCCTATCATTGAATTTGTATCTATTGATCCTGCATATTCATACATTCCTAAACCTGATAACTCTAGAAAATTTCTTCCAACTTGGATCAAGAGAATGAAGGAGATGACCTCTGAAGGCCAAGATAGTAGAAACCGGAAGCTAGATACTGTTAGAAAATGCGTGCCTTTTCTCGATGCAATGAAAGCGGGATATATGATTCCCGCACCTTGTGATATCTGGATAAAAGTATATAAAGAAAACAATACGTATACAAAAGAAGTCAGGTCCTCTATTAATCTAGGAGGTGAGGTAGCCGAAGTTATAAGTGAACACGCAATACCTCAAATGAGTCCGGACTCTCCTTATAGAGGCCTGATACTTAAGTTTATTAATGCTTGGAAGATTAATACTAGGCCAGGATACTCTTGTCTTTTTATTAATCCTATTAATCATGGCAACAAATACTTTGAATCTTTTGCTGGTGTAGTGGATACTGATAGCTACCACAATATTATTAACTTTCCGTTTAGGATTTTAAATCCAAACAATGAAGAAACGTTTGAATTTATGATCAAGAGAGGAGAGCCTATTATTCAGGTAATTCCATTTAAGAGATCTGAAGCATATGCAAAGTGCAATGTAAGAGGAGCTAAAGATTTTAATGAATGGAAGCATGAGTTAAAAGATAAAGATTATGTTGCTGGTAATTTTTCATGGTATCGTGAGCACACTGTAGAAAAAAAGATTACTTTGGAGAAGTAAAAGTTGGCTGATAACTATCCATTCGACTCAGATAACGTACCGTACAGCGCAGTCTTTAACCAAGACTATACTGCTGACAGCGCTATAGCTGTTTCTACACTATTTTCTACGACTACACCAGTGTCCTTGATCACTATTATTGGTGGAGCAGGTGGTACTTCTGGCGGGGTTGGCGGTACAGGTGGGTCAGTTACAACCTTAGATACTACCTATAGTGCTTCTCGGGGTTCTTACTCTGGCGGAGATGGTGGAGCTGGTGGCGGTGCTCTTGGTAATGGAGCCGGAGGTGGTGGAGCTGCAGGATACTCTGGTGCAGGTGGAGATGCTGGATCCGCTGGAACAGGTGGAGCTGGAGGAGGCGGTGGTGCTTCTACTAATCAGCTGTTACTTGGCGGTGGCGGTGTAGGTCTATTCGGTGAAGGAACATCAGGTGCTGCTGGTACTGATTCTACTGCAGCGGGCGGTGGTTCTTCCTTTACTACGATTCATGGTGATCCATACTTAGGTAACGTTACATTACTTCTAACTGGCGATAGCACGATAACCCCAGTTAACTTTGGAAGGTCAGACGGATTCTCTGCTACATATCATAACGCCTACCCCGATTCAGCTGGTGCCTTTACAACTGGTAAGTATGGTAGCGCATTCTCTTTCAATGGTGAAGATCAATATATTTCTTTAACCGGTGGGGATTTGTCTGGCGGTGACTGGACCATTGAGATGTGGGTTAATTATGATAGCATGACTCAATTCTCAGGGCCAATTGCTACTGATATGGATAAGGTACTACCAGCGGGTAATACAGCAGGGGAATTTGATTTCCATATTCGAACCACAACCGCGCCTCACCGTATGTCTTTTTTCGTTAGAAATGATGGCAGTTCCCCGACAACTTTTGATATTGAAAATGATAGCGTAGCAATTACTGCTGGAACCTGGCACCATGTCGCAGCTTCATTTGTATCCTCTACTAATACTATATATGTAGGTGTTGACGGTACAGTGTCCTCGAGTACGAACGCTGCATTTGCAAGTATTTCATTAGGTGCTGAAGATGCGCTTCAGATTGGCAAAAATAGAACTAACAACCAATTTTTTAATGGTCAGATCGATGATATACGGTTAACCAAAGGTGTAGCACGATATACCTCTAGCTATACGGTACCCGCAGCAGCGCATTCTTCAGCACCTGGGGCTAGTGGAACGGATGGGTTTATTGATAGTGATGGTGCGCTGCTTAATTTTTCTTCAGCCCCCACCGGCACAATCAATGTTATTGACTATTCTACTGCTCCTGTAACCAGTGGATTGATCATACATCTTGATGCGGGAGTAACTTCATCATACCCTGGTTCTGGATCAACATGGTACGACATTACTGCAAACAACAATGATTTTACTCTTACTAACAGTCCGACTTATTCAAGCGCCAACGGGGGCAAGTTTCAGTTTAATGGTACTAATCAGTATGCCACCGGAGGGCCAAACCTAAGTACGTCTAACTGTACAACTATTGCTATTCAAAGGTATGCTACTAATAACAATAGCGCTAGAGGTAGAGTTACTGCCGGTAATGCTAACAACTGGCTCTTGGGCATATGGGGTAATAATACATCAGTTTACTACGCTAATGGATGGCTTACTCCTACCAATACCGGAACTGATACTGACTGGCACATTCATGCTGGTACTGAAAACTACAGTGGCGATTCTAGAGTTTTGTATGATAACAATGCTGTGGTTTCCGGGCAGACTGCTAGCGGTGGTTCTCAGGGACCAAATGGGTTTTCCATAGGTAGATGGGGGGCTGGAAGTAGTGAGTATTCAGATTGTGAAGTAGCAGTGCTTCTAGTTTATAACAGGGTGCTTAGTACAACCGAGTTAACTACTATATTCGATTTCTATAAAAGTAGATTTGGAATTTCTTAAGGGATAGATAACTAATGTCTGATAAGGGTTTATATGGTGGAGGTGGCGGTTCAGCCGCATCTAGTGCTTCCTTAGTAGTAAAGGTGGTCACGGCCAGCGTGGTGCTGTAAGAATCATTTATCCTACTCCAAGTGGACAGAGTGACACTACTACTATTCTTGATAGAGGATTGCCTGCTCTCGCTGAATCTGTTTCTGTTAATCCAGGTGGACACCTTTACACAACTACAGGTACCCATACATTTACTGTTCCTACTGGCGTTACGTCTATCACTGCTGTTGCTGTTGGTGCAGGTGGAGGAGGAGGAGGTTCTACGGGATCTACTGGTAGTACTCGAGCTGCTGGCGGCGGCGGAGCGCTTTATTATGCTAATGCGATATCTGTTACCCCAGGAGAATCTTTAACAGTAGTCGTCGGCACTAGAGGTTCTGGTGGTGGAACTGGAGGTAGTGGGAGTAACGGAGGAAACTCGAGTATTGCAAGAGGAGGTACTACTCTTCTTTTAGCTGAAGGTGGTGATGGCGGCACTACATCAGCAGTTAATGGTGGTTTAACGTCGAATTGTATTGGTGATGGTGGCGGTAATGGTGGAGGCGGTAGTATTTCGACCAGCGCCGGTACCGGAGGAGGCGGAGCTGGAGGTTATAGCGGATCTGGTGGTGCGGCGAACAGCGCAGGATCTGGCGGCGGCGGTGGAGGCGGTAGTCGTAGGCTTTCTGACCAAAGAACTGGTGGTGGTGGCGGAGTTGGCGTCTACGGTGAAGGCGCTAGTGGCGGCGCCTCGTCGACGAGTAGCGTCAGCGGCCGGGGAGGTTCAGACGGAAATGGTGGTGGGGTCTCCGCCGCCGGCGCTGGTGGAGCCTATGGTGGCGGCGGTGGATCACGATTTGATGATGGTTCTGCAGGCGGTGGGGCCAATGGAGCTCATGGCGCCGTAAGAATTATTTGGGGTACTGAAATTACTAGATCATTCCCTACAACCAATGTCGCTGTTAGTACAACATACACAAACGGCGAATCCGAGTCGTTAAATTAAGGAATAAGTAATTGGCTTTAAAGTTTCCAGATTCAGCAGATTCAGCCGACTTAGCGGCAGCAGGCTACAGCCAGGTTATTATTCTGGGTGGTGGGGACTCGACTGCTACAACCTGGACTATTCCTGAAGGCGTAGACTCGTTTAGCATTATGGCTATTGGAGCAGGTGGAGCTGCAGGTTACTCTAATTCTACTAGTGCAGGAGGCGGTGGAGGAGGCGGAGGTCTTGCCTACCTGAACAATATCGCAGTCACACAGGGTGATCAAGAAATCATCTCTATTACTGTAGGTGGTGGGCAGCTAGGTGTGGGAGCCAATTCTGATGGCGGTGATGCTACTGACCTAACTGTTACTATGAATCTCACTACTGCCAATCCAGCATTAAACTTATCCGGATATAACATAAATCCATATGGCCAGCAAGAGTTTTTAGATGCAGATTCAGATGCAAAGGCAATCATGTATATTGGAGCAGCTAGACTCGCTCCTTCGGCATCTAATCTTTTTGATTCATATCCAACTCTCAACCTGATATTCGATGATAGTGCTTCGTCTACAGCAGATCAGTTTGTATATGTTCAGCCAACTGGATCCTTTGGCACTGCATATCCATTCTCCGTGGGAGTAGATGGAGCGCAGACGCTATTTGATATTGCAAATGAAGGTGCATTCTCAAGAATTCAATCTTTAGCTGAACCAGATCCAAATACAACAAACAGGTGGGGATATAACCCAGCGACTTTTAACTACGCTTCTGATCCTAGTACGTACCTTTTCAAGAGAACAGACACCTTGGCTCATCTAGGGACTGACAGTGACCTGTATATTCCTCAAAGCATTCTTGATGCTGGATTTGCAACTTTAGATGATCAGCCAACAACAGTTTTAGGTACAATCGATTCATTTGATGTTGGAGGAGGAGCCTTTACTCTGTTCAGCATTTCTAGTGCAATCCAGTCTATTCAGATTGGAAATTTACCAGGACAATCTCCTTATGTTGATAGCGGTGGCACAATCATCATCAGTGCTGTACAAGATCCATCGGATTATCAAGGATACGGCCCACCTGACTTAAGACAGATTCTAATTGAAAAAAATCTTACTCCGTAGTTATAAATAATTAGCCAATAAGAGGAGTGTATTCGAATGGCTTTGACTTTAGACACTTTTAACACAAATGCATATGTAGCTTCCGCTACTACTCTTGCAAATAGAGATGAATATCATTATTTGGTAAGAGCTGTGCCTGATGAAAATTTTAAGAAAACCATCAAGAGAATATTTAACAAGCCTTTATCTACTAGAGGAGGTGCACTTGGAGATTCTGGAGAGACATGGCACATTGTAGTTGCGGCTGACCCAAATCTTGACTCTTCAATAGAAAGTACAGAAGCCTTTAAAGTGTGGTCTTCGCCTAGACTTGTAGTTAAGGAAGGTATATATGTAGAATCAGATGGTTCCAATCCTATGGACCTCGGCCCAGATGTAGACGAGTTTTTAACTAGAGATCTAGCAGTTGGCCATTCTGACTCCATGAATTCTGGACATATCTTAGATATAAAAGAAGTATTTGGAGATTCTGCATGGCGAGCACATCCGGATCTGTCTCACTTCTTTGATGCCTCTGGATTCTATAGATATGATGATACAGCATCAGAGTGGATTGCCGGCTTAATTGGCTTAGAAGAAGTGGATTCTTCCTCTATTTTAAGCATGGTTTCTTCTAGAGAACTTTTATTAGGAGAGAATGCTCCTAGTTGGGTAACTGAAGCTTCTAGTGATAGTGCCGCTGATAGCGCGTAGTTATAAATATATGTAACTAGCCCTTAAGAGGAAGAAGAATGCCACAGCCAAGTAGTAGAGACGAATTAATTGATTACTGTCTGAGAAGACTTGGTGCGCCGGTAATCGAGATTAACGTTGATATAGATCAGCTTGAAGACAGGACTGATGATACACTCCAGCTGTTTCAGGAATACCATACTGATGCAGTTGTCCGTACCTTTCTCAAGCACCAGGTTACAGCAGACGATGTAACTAATGGATATGTTACTGTCGATGATAGTATTACCTATATCAAGAAGCTGTTCCAAATTAACTCTACTGGTGGATCTTCTGCCGGCATGTTCGACATCAAGTATCAGATCTCCTTAAATGAGATCTACGACTTGAACACCTTTATCGGTGACTTAGCTTATTATGAGCAGATCAAGCAGTATCTAACTTTAATTGATATGCAATTGACTGGCTTTCCTCAGATTGACTTTAATCGTCACCAGAATCGTGTTTACATTCACGGTGAGTTCTCAGAGGAGAACATTAAGGAAGGCGCCTACTTAGTATTTGAGACATTCAAGATCGTTGATCCTGAAACATATACCGACGTCTATAATGATATCTTTGTCAAGGAGTACCTGACACAGGCTATCAAGCAGCAGTGGGGTGCAAACCTTATTAAGTTTGAAGGTATGCAGCTTCCAGGTGGAGTGATGCTAAATGGCAGACAGCTCTACGATGATGCTACACAAGAGATGCAGAGACTAGAGGAAAAGTTAAGAAACACCTATGAGCTTCCTATCGACTTTTTCGTAGGATAAGATCATGGCTACAAACCTCTACTTCAGTCAAAAAGTAAAATCAGAGCAAGATCTATACGAGAACATCGTCATCGAATCTTTAAAGATGTACGGCCAAGATCTTCTATATCTTCCTAGAACAATCATAGCTCAAGATAACGTGTTTAGAGAAGACGTAACTTCAAAGTTTGAAGATGCATATCAAATAGAGATGTATCTTGAAAACATTGATGGCTATGCTGGAGATGGAGACCTGTTTACTAGATTTGGCGTAGAGATTAGAGATCAGGCCAACTTTATAATGTCTAAGAAAAGATGGGATGAAACGATGCAAGATGCGTTGTCATCTCAATTGAGACCTTATGAAGGTGACTTGATCTATATACCGCTTACTAACTCTATATTTGAGATCACTAAGGTAGAAGATGAAAGACCTTTCTACCAGCTATCTAACCTTCCTGTTTATCGATTAACATGCGAGCTCTTTGAGTACAGCGGCGAGGCGTTCAATACTGGTCAGGAAGTCGACATTATTGAAACCAACTTTGCGTTCCAGACTATCCTTGCACTTTCTGACAGCGCCACTACGTCTCTCGGTGGAAGCATTAGTCTAGACAGCGCTGACATGACGCAGTACATTGGAGAACTGGATAGCTCCGGTACAATCACTCAGACCTTAGCAAATAATGTTACTATATCTGGAGAGATGGTGAAGTTTGAGGGCGCTCTATATGAATCGGATGGATCTGGCAATGAGGTACTCACAAGCCCAGCTAAGCTGTATCTTGCAAATGTTGGAGCAGATGACGGACTGTACCATACGTTTACTGCCGGTGCATTGAACTTATCAACAGGGAGCTTGATCTATGCAACAGCTTCTAGTGAGAACATGCCAGATATTGATAATCAGCAGAACGATGCATTTGAAACTTCTGGAGACGACTTCTTAGACTTCAGTGAAAGCAATCCGTTTGGAGAACCTACGTAATGTTTGGACAGCACTTCTACCATGAAAAGATTCGAAAGTGTGTAGCCACGTTTGGCACCATGTTCAATAACCTCTACGTTGTTAGAAAAGACGCATCTGGTTCAGTTATCAACCAGATGAAAGTGCCTCTTGCATATGCGCCTAAGCAGAAGTTTCTTGACAGGATCAACCAGTCACCTGATCTAGACGATGAAAGATTCGTAGCAATAAAGCTGCCAAGGATGTCTTTTGAGATCTCTTCTATGTACTATGATCCTGCTAGACAGCTACCAAAGCTAAACAATTTTACCAAGCTAGTCACAAGCGATAATACAAAAAGAACAAAGTTCTTTACCTCAGTTCCGTATATTATCAACTTCCAATTGAATATTCTTGCTAAGACAAATGAAGATGCTGTTCAAATCGTAGAGCAGATCTTACCTTTCTTCAATCCAGCATACACAGTTACTATGAAGCAGTTCAGTGATTATCCGGATATTACTGAGGATATACCTATCTCACTGATCGGTATCTCGTACTCCGACGACTTTGACGGAGCGTTGGAAAGCAGAAGAACTATTATCTACTCACTTGATTTCGAGATGAAGACTTCATTCTATGGACCGATCTCTGACTCCTCTATCATCAGAAAGTCTATCGTTGACTTTAGAGACCCTAGTATATCATATAGCCTTTCAGATTCAGATGATAACTTTATTCAAAGAATGACAGTTAATCTCAATCCTCTGGATGCAAATCCAGAAGACAGTTACGGTTACACAACATCATTCTTATATCCTGGAGAAGGTGACAGTTTATGAGCAACATAGTACCTAAGAAAGATATGCCGGAAAGCGTGCATTCTAGTTATGATGAAGACTTAGATCTCATTCGCTCTACTCTTCGAAGTCTTTTGATCCAAGGTGAAGAAGGCCTTCAACTTGCACAGGCCGTTGCTGACGAGATGCAGCATCCTCGGGCCATTGAAGTCTTGAGTGGTATGATTAAGCAGCAGTCAGACAATGCTCACGCTCTATTAAAGATGCATAAGAATAATCAAGAAATCAACGTCACTCAGGCTAAAGGAAAGCCTGAAGAAAACAAGGCTCTTACACAGAATGTATTTGTAGGCTCAACAGCAGAACTCCAGAAGATGTTGAGAGGTGAACCGGAGATAATCAACGGCGAAGAGTTATAAATAAAAACAAATTAGTTTTAACGGAAGAAGCTTAAAATGGCAATAGTTCTACGCTCTTTAAAAGGATCTGCTCTAACATTTAGTCAGTTAGACAACAACTTCTCTGAACTTGATTCGAGAATCTTAGATTCTAGCGAAGTGTCCGATATCATTGACTCTGACTACATTCAATCAAGACAGCTTCTCACTACTCCAGCTGAAGGTCTAGATTCAGACGCAGTCATTGATCTGGTAGATTCAGATTATATTGAAGCTAGATTTGGAGACACCTTCGATTCTGACTATGTTAAGGCAAGAATGCTTTCATTGGATGGGGGTGTCTTAAATCAGAAGTACGGAGAGTACATTCATGATCCTAATCCGATAGTCTTCAGCGTAGTAGTTTCATCTAAGACTTCAGCTCACAGATATCAAGGTACAGGCTCATCTAACGGATATGTGATTGAAGGTACTGAAGGACCGTTCATTGAACTCGTACCAGGTAACACTTATCAGTTCGATCAGTCAGATGCCTCCAACAGCTTCCATCCAATTAAGTTCTATCTTGAGCCAGACCAGACTACACTGTATGAGACTGGAGTAACATATGCAGGTACTCCTGGTCAAGCCGGTGGGAGAACTCAGATCGTAGTAAGTGACAGCACTCCAGGTACTCTGTATTACATGTGTGAGAATCATAGCTACATGGGTAACGCTGTACATACAATGAATAACGTTGCAGGATTTGATGGAGCTTTCTCATCCTTAACAGGAACTCCTACTACACTTTCTGGTTATGGTATCACGGATGCTCAAGCAACCTTAGTATCAGGTACAAACATTAAGACGATCAATGGGTCATCACTGGTCGGATCTGGTGATTTAATCGTAAGCGGAGGTACTGCATACGGAGATGCAAACGTAGATTCTAACCTGAATACTAATACTGCAACTTCTGGTCAGGTTCTTTCTTGGACCGGCACTGACTACGATTGGGTCGCTCAGACGGGCGGATCAGGTTCTTCTGTTACAGTAAGTCACATTGTAGACATGAGTCTCCTTGACTCTGTAGGCAGAGCAGGTACACTTCTCTCTGCAGCTCTCGGTGTAGGTGATGGTGTCTACTATGACTCCGACGCTGGAGTATGGACAGGGGCCTATAAAGATTCAGCTCATGTAGCTTCTCATGTTATTGTAAGTTACAATACATCTGCCAGTGAATTTAAGATCGCTCAGACAGGTATCTTTACACTCGACTCTGATGGTGGAGCTCCTACTCTTAAAAAGAACGCGTACTTCTTCTTAGCTGACTCTGCAGGACTGACTCCAGTAACAACCTCCCCTGACTCTGGAATCTACCAGTCGCTGTTCTATACACTTGATTCTAATATCATTGATGTAAACGTTAGTGAAGCTCAGAAGTCAGTGATAGCGACAGGTGGCGGAGGCGGAGGCGGTACTTCATATACAGATGCAAATTTAGATTCGCATTTAAATACAAACACTGCCACTTCAAACCAAATACTTGCTTGGAACGGTAGTGATTATGATTGGCGTGCTCAGAGAAGTGTCTACAACTCTATAGAGAGCCTAGACTCCCCTAGTGGATCTCAAACCGGAATACATGCAGTAAACACTACTAGCGGCACAATAACGTTCGTTGGTACTGGCGGAATTTCAGTAGATGTTAGTGGAGGCTCTGGGTCTTCAGTAAGCGACAGCGCATATATTGTAATTGACGGAACAGGTGTAGGCGGCGGAGGATCCGGCGACATCACTGCTGTAAACATCACAGCTGGCACGGGTCTGACTGGAACAGTGAGCACAGCATCTGGCGACCACACTCAAACGCTAGCTCTTGACTCAGCGGGTATTGGAGCAGGCACCTACGGCAGCACGAGCAACACGACTAAGATCGACACTATCACCGTCGACGCTTATGGTCGAGTAACGAATGTAGCGACTGGAGGTATCAGCGCAACTGCATCTGCAGGAGGATCAAGCACTCAAGTTCAATACAATAGCGGTGGAGCTTTAGCGGGTGATGCCGGAATGGTTTATAATGCTACTACTAATACTCTTACTGTAGAGAACCTTGAAGTTACTGGATCTGGATCTACAAATACAATTTCTTCTTCTGGAGACGTTGTCTTAGATGCAGGAAACAGAGTTAGAGTAGATGGCACGGTACCATTTAGACTACCTAATGTTACGACTACTCAGCAGAACGCGATTGGAGCTGCAGCGGGTGATCTGGTGTTCAACACTTCAACTGGTAAAGTAACAGTCTATACCGGTTCAGCTTGGGTGGCACTGCACTAATGGAAAAAGAATACGTAGTTACACTTAAGAATGCAGAAGACGCAGATCAGTTCTATTCAGAGATGACAGCTTCTTCTGGAGACGGAGTTGTTCCTAATAGAACAGTTGATGTTGTAAACGCCAGACCAGGTAGTCTTCGTAATACTGAATACTCTCTAACAGAAGAAGAAGCCGCAGCTCTTAAAGAAGATGATAGAGTATTAGACGTAGAGATTCCAGTGCACTTAATGGAAAATGTTAGTTCTGGCCCTGCACTAACTCAGACCGGAGATTTTGATAAAACGACTTCTAGTACAGGTGATAATATAAACTGGGGATTGATTAGAAGCAACAATACAGCTAATAACTATGGCCTTGGATCAGCTACATCTGAAAATTATAATTATTTCTTAGATGGTACCGGAGTAGACATTGTCGTTAAAGATTCTGGGATTGAAGCCAATCACCCAGAATGGGAAGATGCCAACGGCACAAGTAGACTTCAGCAGATAAACTGGTACACTGAGGCTGGAGTTTCAGGTACACAGAGCTCTTCATTTTACACAGATAACAGCGGCCACGGTACGCATGTTGCTGGCATTGCCGCCGGTAAAAATTATGGCTGGGCAAAAGGTGCTAGAATATATGCCATGAAAATTGAAGGCACCGGCGCGATAGCAGAATCTGGAGTAACATATTCTGCGTATGATCTAATTAGGCTTTGGCACAATAATAAGCCAGTAGATCCAGCCACTGGATATAAAAGACCAACAATTGTAAACTCTAGTTGGGGCTGGTACAACACTTTTACAGTGGTTCCAACTAATTATGGCTTAAACTATAGAGGAGTTTCATATTTAGGGGCTTCTATAGATACTGCAGCTGAACGTTTAGCTAAGGGGTGGAGAGGCGATCAGACCAATTATGAGCAACCATTTCGCAACACTGCTATAGACGCAGAAGTAGAGGATATGATTAATGCCGGCGTGATTTTTGTTCATGCTGCCGGAAACTATGGATTTAAAATTGATTTACCAGGTGGTCCTGATTATAATAATTATTCATACAACCTCAATAATAATAATGGAAGATACAACCAAGGCATGAGCCCAACAGGAGCGTCAAACAGAAATAACGGCTTTGGAGATTCAATCGAAGTCGGAGCAATTGATAGGGCTGCATACTCTTCTAGCTTAGATCAAAGAACTGTCTATAGTAATACTGGACCTGGAGTAGATATCTATGCTCCAGGGGAAAATATAATGAGTGCATGGAGAACTGCTACTGGAGGACAATATGGAAGTGGATCTACATATTTTTGGAATTCAAGCTATAGACAAAAAAATATAGGCGGAACTTCGATGGCATGCCCTCAAGTAGCAGGACTTGCAGCATTGGTGGCCCAGCTCAATCCGCACTTTACTTCAGCGCAGATGAAAGATTATATTAAAACAAAGTGCTCAACTACTGGATACATATATGATGCTGGAGGAAATAATAATTTTTCAGATGGTCGCGCTTTATATGGTGGCGGAGACTTATTCTTAAAAAATCCATTTAACAGTCAGTACTCATACCAGGTAGGATAAAAAAAATGGCAAGAGTAAATTCAAACTTAAACACTGGTACAACTGGAGACACTGGGCCTCAAGGACCTCAGGGGATTCAGGGCACGGCTGGAAATGATGGAACTAATGGCGCCGACGGAGGACGAAATATTCCTCAGGCTACTAGCACTACCGTAACTACAGCAGATGCAGGTGATCACCTCTTAGTCTCTTCTGATGTCACCATCAATACATCTACTGGATTTTCAGCAGGAGACGTTGTGACTATCGTCAACAATTCCGACGTCACTATTGATATCATACACTCTGGTCTCACAGTTTACTTAGCTGGTACAGCACAAGCCATTGCATCCCCAAGAACATTGGCGGCTAGAGGAGTGGCTTCAGCCCTGTGCACAGCTAGTAATACATACTACATAAGCGGAGCTGGACTTACATAATGGCTTTAGTACAAGCATTAATGATGGCATATAGAAAAGAAGTTGCGTTTCCAGTTGAGAGCGGAATGGCTTCTGGAGATATTCCGATTGAACAATGGTTTGACCATCCTAGTGAAGAGTCTGGTAATTTTGAAGGGTGGGCCGTAGCTGTTTCTGGAGATGGACTAACAGCCGTTATCGGTGCGCCTGAAGACAGTAGCCAGGTAACTGATGGTGGAAGAGTCACTATTTGGGAATACCAATCTGGAACTTGGACATATGTAAGAGCAATTGGTCAAGATACTGCTGATAGGTCAACAGATGATAAACTTGGTTACTCTGTAGATATTTCCTATGATGGTTCGGTGATTGTAGTTGGCGCTGAGAACTCTAGGCACGGCGGCACTACCGGCACTAGAACTGGAGTTGCTTATGTTTTTGAAAGACCATCAGGTGGTTGGTCTACACTAACAGCCAGCACTGCGGCTGGAGCCAAGCTTAGACCTACAACATCAAATATTATTATGAACTTTGGTCTTTCAGTGGCAGTTTCAGGAGATGGAAACACTGTTGTGGTCGGTGCACCAGACGATAGTAATACGACAGTCTCAGGTTACTACGGATTGGTCTATCTTTTTGAAAAACCTTCTGGAGGATGGGTGGACACATATGAAGACTATGTATTATATACTAACTTTAACACTAGTTCAAATGATGATTTAGGCACAGCTGTAGATATTTCTCATGATGGCTCGGTAGTAGTTGCTGGTGCACCAGAGTATGATGTAAGCAGCGGTGTTAATAACGGAGCTGTTGGAGTCTTTGAAAAAGGAAGTGGGTGGAGTACCGGCAGTGGTAATCATGTTGACACTTTGTTTTCTAAAGATCTTAACTCTTCGCAGAATAGTGAAGAGTTTGGATCTTCAGTTGCAATTTCAGCTGATGCTAATGTGATTGTAGTCGGCGCACCGCGGGATCCGACTAATTCTGGACAAACCATATCCGGAAGTGCGTATGTTCACCTTAGAAAAACTACCGGTGATCTTTTATGGAATACATTCGGTGACGCTCAGTTAGCCCAAAGCTTTACAACTTCTAATGGTCACCAATTAGGAATATCGGTAGATGTATCTAATACTGGAAAGGTCATAGTTGTTGGAGCTAAAGGTTTTGATGATACAAGTCAAACGGATGTTGGAGCAGTCTTTGTCTACACTGAGCCAACAGGAGGTTGGACTTCCGGAATCGATAATGGATCAGGTGATCCACCTCTCACAGAAGATTATGTGATTACTCCTTCTAGTGGTTGGTCCAGTCAATCATATGGAAACTCTGTATCAATCTCAGATGATGCAACAAAAATGATAACAGCTGCGTATGAAGCAGATCATCCGTATTATCTTAGTAATATGACAACAGCTGAATATGATACTATTGGAGCTATTTATGGGTATACGCATTCACCACTCTTGACCAACTGGGGTTCTTCTATAACTGGGATAACTGGTGGGACCGCTGGGGGAGCTGAAATAATAAACCTTGAAAGAGATTCAGTATGTGCAGTTCTAGATGCAAGTGGAAACCGTGTAGATGGTTACCTCTGGCACGCTTATCGTACAGGAGGAGGGGCTACTGGTGTTGACTATATAGATATTGAACTTTTAAAAGGTGATGCGAATACCGGGCAACTTGAATCAGTGTATAAGCACCGGTGCTATGAAGAAGATTATGCTCGTTGGAAACCTAATCATGTATGTGATACTGGAACCAGTTTAGTTTTAACTACTACAGAAAATCAGTATGATAATGCTAGAGTCTTAGTCGTAAAAAAGATAACGGGTGAAACTTTCAGACTAAACACAACAAATACAAATTTCCCTGCAATGGCCAATAGCTTACAGTACAGCGGAAATAACTTTTGGGGTGATCTATTTAGTTGTGTGTATGATCCTGTCTATGATGACGTGATCTTAGCGTATGCAGATCCTTTAACTAATTTTGCAAATAGCACTTATCATAATAAGTTTGTCAGGTTTACTAACTATAATAGTACTACTACTACTTTTGGTGAAACATGTAATGTTAGTGTTGGAAGTTCTGGATTTACTAGAGCAGTTGATGCTAATCAGGCAGAAGGCTATATAGATCGTGATCCTGACACTGGTTATTTTGTTTATAGTGGATTAAATCAAAAGTGTAGAAGATATCAGCGCACAGGGACTAATACTTTTGTTGCTATTGACGAGTTTACCAGAGCCTCTAGCAATCTATGGCAACTTATATATCAGAATGATGGAACACTGTACTTTAGAGGTGAAAACTCCAGTGGAAGTTATAATCAAGAAACACTCTATAGACATTAATAATATGAAAGTGAATAGATATGATAATGACAGAATTGACAAAGGGGATATTCAAACTCCTTAAAAGACTCATTGGTGAGTCAAGCATTGCATTAGCAATCATTTATACTATCGGGCATATCTTTATTGCCACGATCTGCAACTGGTTAATCACCGGTGCAGCTATGGAGTTAGCGGCTATAGATGCTATTGTAGAACCCATCATTAACGGGATCTGGTTCTACGTACTCCATAAACTAGCAAAGAGATTTATTAAGTGAACGAAACATATCTTGGTAATGCCCAAGTAAAGAAAGATGGCGTAGAGCAAGGATGGACTAAACAGGACATCGAAGAGTACCAGCGCTGTATGAAAGATCCAGTGTACTTTGCTGAAACCTACGGCAAAGTGATTAATCTAGATAAAGGCTTAGTTCCTTTTAAGTTATATCCTTATCAGAAGGAGATGTTTAATCATTTTAACGATAATAGATTTTCCATTGTATTGGCGTGTCGTCAGTCTGGTAAGTCTATTAGTTCGTGTATGTACATCCTCTGGTACGCCCTATTTCATCCAGATCAGACGATTGCTGTACTAGCTAACAAAGGTGCTACCGCAAGAGAAATGCTAGCACGTATTACTTTGGCTCTAGAAAATACACCGTTCTTTTTACAACCTGGTACCAAGGCTCTAAATAAAGGATCGATCGAGTTTAGTAACAACTCTCGTATTATTGCAGCAGCTACATCTGGTTCTTCTATTCGTGGTCTTGCAGTAAATCTATTGTTTCTGGACGAGTTTGCATTTGTAGAAGACGCTGCAACATTCTACACATCTACATATCCTGTTATCTCATCTGGTAAAACATCTAGAGTTATTATTACATCTACCGCTAATGGTATTGGTAATACATTTCACAAAATTTACGAAGGCTCAATACAAGAAGTAAATGAGTTTAAACCATTCCGTGTAGACTGGTGGGACGTACCAGGAAGAGATGAAGAGTGGAAACGCCAAACTATTGCCAATACCTCAGAGCTTCAGTTCCAGCAGGAGTTCGGTAACACGTTCTTTGGAACAGGCAATACTCTTATCTCTGCTGATGCATTGATGAATATGAAAGCAATAAATCCTATTGCTAATTTTGACAATGTAAAAGTCTATGAAGAACCAAAAGCAAACCATGATTATATTATGTCAGTAGATGTTGCTAAAGGCCGCGGTCAAGACTATTCTACATTTAATATTATTGATATTTCTAGTAGACCATTTAAGCAGGTCGCATGCTATAGAAGTAATATAATTTCTCCTATTCTTTTTCCGGATATTATTCATAAATGGGCAAAGAAATATAATGAAGCATATGTTATTATTGAATCAAATGATGCAGGTTCTGTAGTTGCTAATGGTCTTTACTATGATATTGAATATGAAAATGTACATGTAGAGTCTATGATTAAAGCAAACGCTATTGGTGTTACAATGAATCGAAAAGTAAAGCGTATTGGTTGTTCTAATCTCAAAGACTTGATTGAAGAAAACCGGCTGCATATTGTTGACTTAGATACAATTAGTGAGTGTTCTACTTTTGAAGCAAGACGTGATTCTTTTGAAGCATCCGATGGTAACCATGATGACTTAGTAATGAACTTAGTTCTGTTTGCATGGTATGTCGGAAGTCAATCTTTTTTGAATAACACTGACGTCAATTTAAAGCAAATGTTATATGAAGAAAAGATGAAGCAGATTGAAGATGAAGTGGTTCCGTTTGGCTTTGTTGATAACGGCCAGGAAGAACAGAATGAAACAGAAGTTGTCGGTGGTCAGGTCTGGAAAGTTTCAGAACGAACAGAATTGTTCTAAAACAAAATATTTATAAATATCAATGTTGTATTGAACATTCTTATTATGTGTACTTATAATTAATACAAACGAAAACTAAGAGGACTTTCAAATGGCTTTATTTTCGCCTTCCGAGTCTCCTGCAGTAACTGTCAAAGAAGTTGATCTTACCGGCTTTGCTCCGAACGTACAGACAACTACTGGCGCATTTGTTGGTAACTTTCGCTGGGGACCAGTCGACACCCCGACATTAGTTAGCGATGAAGCTAATTTGACTGAAAAGTTTGCTGCACCAGACACAAACACAACAGAAGATTTTCACACCGCTACCTCTTTCTTAACGTACTCTAATAGTATGTACAATATTAGAGTGGTAGATGGTAGTGCTAGAAACTCCTTTGATTCTTCAGGTGGGGCATCGACTGCACCTACAGTAAATAACAACGAAGATCTGGAGAATCAACTCTCTACTCTTTCTACGGCAGGTCATACTTTCATCGGCATGTTTCCTGGAGCATTAGGTAACTCTCTTAAAGTAGAGATGTGTCCTGCTGACTCAACTAGTGGTACTCTTTTCTCTACATGGAACCACGCAGGTGAGTTTGACACTAAGCCAGGGACATCTGATTTTGCTTCTAATCTTGGAGCTTTTAATGACGAGGTTCATGTAGTAGTTGTAGACGAAGACGGCGTACTTACAGGTACAGCCGGAAACGTTTTGGAAAGATACCCATACGTTTCTTTGGCGGCCAACGCTAAGAATACAGATGGATCTACAAACTATGTTTTAGACGTCATCAACAATAATTCCAGATACGTAGCAGCAGTAGGCTTTGATTCGGATTACGATTCGACAGGAGCCGGTGATGATGCTATCAGTGGAAAAAATTACAGAGCTGATGGAAGCACTTTAGGTAGATTCAGCGCTAGTCTCACTGGAGGCGTAGATGCCAGCAGCATTACGACTTCTAACATTACATCTGGATACGATCTTGTTCAAGATCAAGACACTTTCCAGGTAGACTTCCTTATCGCTAATAACTTCAGCGCAGCAGGAGATAACGAGACAATTGCAGAGCATTGTATCGCAATCTCTGAAGCTCGTAAAGACTGTATCACTGTAGTATCTCCTAACAAGGCTGCAGTAGTCAACAACTCCGGATCTGAAAACACAAGTGTCAAGACTTTTGCAGACACTCTGACCAGATCTTCATATGCCTTTATGGATAACCAACACCTTAAAGTGTTTGATAAGTATAACGATAAGTACATCTTTGTCCCTGCTTGTGGAGCAACTGCTGGTGTCATGGCAAGATCTGATAAAGACACTGCGCCTTGGTACTCTCCAGCTGGCCTCAACAGAGGTACCTACTTCAACGTTGTTGGGTTGGCATACAATCCATCTAAGGCTGAAAGAGATGAGCTGTACAAGTCTGGAGTCAACTCCATCACTAACTTGCCTGGACAGGGTGTAACTCTGTTCGGTGATAAGACTATGCTTGGACGTCCGTCTGCGTTTGATCGTATCAACGTTCGTAGGCTTTTTATCACTCTCGAAAGAGCAATTGGTAGAGCTGCACAAAGCGTGCTGTTCGAGCTTAACGATGAATTCACTAGAGCTGAGTTTGTCAATATCGTTGAGCCTGTTCTCAGAGACGTTAAAGGCAGAAGAGGTATCACTGACTTCAGAGTAGTTTGTGACGAGACAAACAACACTGGAGCCGTGATTGATAGAAATGAGTTAGTAGCTTCTATCTTTGTCAAGCCTTCTCGTTCGATTAACTACATCACTCTGAACTTTGTAGCTACTCGTACAGGAGTTGACTTCCAAGAAGTAGTTGGTCAGGCATTTTAAAGGAGATTAAAAGATGGCTATTTTAGGAGTCGATGACTTCAAGGCAAAGCTGAAAGGTGGAGGTGCTAGACCTAATCTATTTAGAGCTACAATTAACTTTCCAGCATATGCCCAAGGTGATGTAGAAGTCACCTCTTTCATGTGTCGTGCAGCGCAGCTTCCTGCTTCTGTTATGACTGAAATCATTGTACCATTCCGTGGTCGTGAGTTAAAGATTGCTGGTGACCGTACGTTTGAAACGTGGACACCGACTATCATTAACGACACTGACTTCAACGTTCGTAACGCTATGGAGCGCTGGATGAATGGTATCAATGCTCACTCTGCAAACACTGGTCTGGTTAATCCTACGGATTATCAAGCAGACTTGATCGTAGAGCAGTTGGATAAAGATGAAACTATCCTGAAGACATACAACTTCCGGGGTTGCTTCCCAACTAGTATCTCTCCAATCGAGCTGTCTTACGATCAGGCGGCTGTCATTGAAGAGTTTACTGTAGACTTCCAAGTTCAGTACTGGGAATCTAACACGACCGACTAAAGTCGGAATAAATAAAGTAGGGGAGAGAATAGGCTTTCCCCTACTCTTATATTTGGAGATTAATTTTGGCAGACGATAGTTTAAAACTCTTTGGCTTGGAGATTAAGAGAGCCAGAAGAGAGAAAGAAAAAGAGCAGCTTCCATCTATTGTTCCGCCCTTAGATGATGATGGCGCAGGTTATATCACTGCTGCCGGCAGTCACTATGGATCTTATGTAGATCTTAGTGGTGACCAAGCTAAGGATGATAAGGATCTAATCAAGAAGTATAGGATGATTGCCCTACATCCTGAAGTGGACGCTGCTATAGAAGACATTGTCAATGAAGTTATTTCGGGTGAAGATGACCTGATAGAACTAAACATGGACAATGTAAAAGTTACTGATTCTATTAAGAAGCAGATTAAAGAAGAATTCGATAATGTTGCAGCGATGCTGGATTTTCAGAACTATGCGCATGACATTTTCCGTAGATACTACGTAGATGGAAGAATCTACCATCATTTGGTTATAGATCCAAAGAGGCCTCAGGAAGGCATTCAAGAGATCCGACCGATTGACGCACTTAAGATCCGTAAGGTAAAAGAGGTAAAGAAGGAAAAAGATCCTGTTACCGGTGCAAACATTGTCAAGACTATTAATGAGTACTTTATCTACTCAGAAGACAAGTCGGCAGGTATGAATAACTACACTAGTGGCACAAAGAATCATAACGCAGTAAAGATCTCTCCTGATGCTATTAGCTATGTGACCAGCGGACTTCTAGATGCCGGCCGTAGAAAAGTAATTTCTTATCTCCATAAAGCTTTGAAGCCTGTTAATCAGCTCCGTATGATGGAAGATGCACTGGTTATCTACAGATTGGCTAGAGCGCCTGAGCGCCGTATCTTTTACATCGATGTAGGTAACTTACCTAGAGGTAAGGCAGAACAGTATCTTAAAGATATCATGTCTAGATACCGCAATAAGCTTGTGTATGACGCAAACACTGGTGATCTGAAGAATGATTCTAAGCATATGTCTATGCTTGAAGACTTTTGGCTTCCACGCCGTGAAGGTGGAAGAGGCACTGAGATCAGCACGTTGCCCGGCGGTGAGAACCTAGGCCAGATTGAGGATATCCTCTATTTCCAGAAGAAGCTTTACAAGGCACTTAACGTACCTACAAGTAGATTGACGCCAGAAGATCAGCCATCTGGTATCTTAGGACGTAGCTCTGAGATTACAAGAGACGAGTATAAGTTTCAAAAGTTTATCAACAGGTTGCGGCGCAGATTCTCCGATCTGTTCTATAATGTTTTAAAGAAGCAATTAGTTCTTAAAGGAATCATTACAGAGGAAGACTGGGATGAGTGGAAAGGTGATCTGTACGTAGATTACATTACCGATAACTACTTCTCTGAACTTAAAGAGACCGAAATGCTGAGAGAGCGTGTTGGTATGCTTCAGCAGATTGAACCATACTTAGGTACTTTCTACTCTAAGGAATGGGCTCAAAAAAATGTATTAATGCTGACTGATGACGATATCAAAACTATGCGAAATCAAATTGATCAAGAAAAGAAAGACGGTGAAATTCCGGATCAAGATGAAGAGCCAGATATTTGATTAAAAACAAAATTATTATAAATAAAATCACGTGCAATTATAAGGACTTTTTCAATGGTTGAGAATATTGATAATTTTTTAGACAATGTAGCAAACAAGAACTTTGTAGAGGCAGAGAAGCAATTCTCTGACATGATCAGCACACGATTAGCGGATCGCCTTGAATCGCATAAGGCTATGATCGCTAACCAGGTATACAATGGCGTTGATCCTGAAGAAGACGTAGAGCTTGAAGATGAAGACGAAATTGAAGTAGAAACCGAAGAAGAAACAGAAGTCGAAGATGAAGACGTTTAAAGAGTTTGCCAAAAACATCTCTCCTAAGGGTCACAAGATCATTAAGGTCTTGAACCTGAAAGGCGGAGAGACTATGGTAACTAAAGACAAACAGGGTAAGTTCAACGTAATGTTTGACAACCAGGTGGTCGATACTCTGCGTACTGAAAAAGAAGCAATGAGAGCTGCCAAGCAATTCGGCAGCATGATGGGTAAAAGGTAGATTCAAATGAAACTGATCACAGAACATACAGAACAGGTTTCTTATATCGTCGAAGCTAAAGAAGGCGGCGGTAAGAATTACATTATTGAAGGTATCTTTGCCCAGGCGGAACAGAAGAACCGCAATGGAAGAATTTATCCAAAAGCAATTTTGGAATCAGCAGTTTCTAAGTATGATAAGGAACAGGTGAAAACCCAGCGTGCAGTAGGTGAGCTGAATCACCCTGCAGGTCCTATCATTAACTTAGATAAAGTTTCCCATCGCATTACCGAACTGAATTGGGACGGTAATAACGTGATGGGGAAAGCACTTATTCTTGACACCCCTAATGGTAAGATTGTGAAAGGTCTCTTAGACGGTGGAGTTAAGCTAGGTGTTTCAACTCGTGGTATGGGAACTCTTGAGCAAAAAGGTGGAGTGAACATGGTCGGTAAAGACTTTGTTCTTAACACTGTAGATATCGTACAAGATCCATCTGCACCGTCAGCTTTCGTTAATGGGATTATGGAAGGTGTAGAGTGGGTATGGAACAACGGTGTCTTAGAGCCTCAGGAAATTGAGCAAATTGAGACTGAAATTAAGAATGCTTCTAGATCTGATCGCTCTGCGGTTGAGATGCGGGAGTTTAAGAATTTCCTCTCTAGATTAAATTTTTAACAGGAGATGAATATGTCCGATAAAGAACTTTATGAAGACATCGAATCTGTTGAAGAAATGGTCGTGGATCCAGATCCTGAAGAGGAAGAAGCTCACGACGAATCTGAAGCAGAAGCAGATGCTGATGAAGTGTCTGAAGCAAGAGCTGCTGCACCTGAAGTAGATGGTGCAAAGGCTGCAGCTGACGATGCGGCTAAGATCAAAGCATCCGCTCCATCGAAAGCTAAGGTACCAGGCGGAGAGGCACAAAAGGGTGACCAAGTTGCCGATAAGATTCCTGGCACTAAAGCTGGTATGATCAATGCAATGTATCAAGAAATGAACAAGATGAAGAAGTCTAACCTTTCTGCTTCTTACGGAAAAATCATGTCTGCTATGAAGGCAGAAGGTTTTGAAGTAGAAGAGGAAGAAGCTGCTCCAGCTCTCCATGAGAAAGCTGATGCAGTACAAGTCGACTTCACTGCAGACATGGACGCTTTGGTTGAATCCGAAGCTACTCTGTCTGAAGCGTTCAAAGACAAGGCAGCTGTTATCTTTGAAGCAGCTATCAAGTCTAAAGTTTCTGATGAAGTTGCACGTATTGAATCCGAACTTCAAGAAGAATTTGCTGAAGAAGTACAAACTGCACGTGAAGAGATGATCGAGCAGGTTGACGGATACATGAACTACGTTGTAGAAAAGTTCATGGAAGAGAACAAGCTGGCAATCGAAAACGGTATTCGTACCGAGATCGCTGAAGAATTCATGGGCAAGCTGAAGGACCTCTTTACTGAGTCCTACATCGAAGTTCCAGAGTCCAAGGTTGATCTGGTTGACGAGCTCTCTGAGCAGGTCACTGATCTTGAAGCAAGACTCAATGAAGCCACTGAAACTGCCATTGAGCAAACTCAGTTCATGGAAGAACTCATGCGCGATGCTATCATCCGTGAGCACTCCCGCGATCTGGCTGAAACTCAGGTAGAGAAGTTGAAGACCCTGGCTGAAGAGCTGGATTTTGAAGACCCCGAAACTTTCGCTTCGAAGGTTGAGACGGTCAAGGAATCTTACTTCACCAAGAAGAAAGTAACTGTAGCTGGAGAACAGATCGATGAGTCTGCTGAAGAGCAGGAAGTCACTGGTACTATGGCTATGTACGTTAACGCACTTAAAAGAACTAACCAATAATAAAAGGAAGGTGTTTCAATTATGACTCCTACAATTTCTTACGATAATCTCGTACAGAAGTGGGCACCAGTACTGAATGAAGAGACTGCTGGTTCTATTTCTGACCCATACCGCAAAAAAGTAACTGCGGCTATTCTCGAAAACCAAGAGCGTGCAATGCGCGAAGAAGCTGCTTGGGGTTCCTTTGGTACCCTGAACGAGGACGCTCCTACCAACGCAATGGGCGCTTCTAGCTCTACTGCTGCAGACGGTCGTATCGATACTTTCGATCCAGTACTGATCTCCCTGGTACGTCGTGCTATGCCTAACCTGATGGCTTACGACATCTGTGGTGTACAGCCAATGACCGGTCCTACTGGCCTCATCTTCGCGATGAAGTCCACCTACACCGATCAAGATCCTGCAAACGAAGCTCTGTTTAGTGAAGCTAACACTGCGTTTTCCGGTGATGACACCTTCTCGCAGCCTAGCTCTACTTCCGGTGCTGACTCTGCAGCTGGTCGTGATACTGCTCTTGCTGGTAACGGTATGACCAGAGCAGCCGGTGAAGCTCTCGGCGACTCCGCTACTAACCAGTTCGCTGAGATGGCATTCACCATCGAGCAGCAGACTGTAACTGCTAAGACTCGTGCCCTGAAGGCTGAGTACACCATGGAACTGGCTCAGGACCTGAAGGCAATCCATGGTCTCGATGCAGAGACAGAGCTGGCTAACATCCTGTCTGCAGAGATTCTGGCCGAAATCAACCGTGAAGTTGTTCGTTCCATCAACTCCCAAGCTAAGCTGGGCGCTGGTACGGCTAACACGGCTGTTAACGGTATCTTTGACCTGGATACAGACGCTGACGGTCGTTGGTCGGTTGAGAAGTTCAAGGGCCTGATCGTGCAGATCGAGCGTGAAGCAAACCAGATCGCAAAAGACACCCGTCGCGGTAAGGGTAACTTCATCGTATGTTCGTCCGACGTAGCTTCCGCTCTGGCAGCTTCCGGTATGCTGGACTACACTCCTGCAATGTCGACCAACCTCAACGTTGACGACACAGGCAACACCTTCGCTGGTGTACTGAACGGCCGTATGCGTGTCTACATTGACCCATACTCCACAGACGACTACATCAACGTCGGCTACAAGGGTACCAACCCATACGACGCTGGTCTCTTCTACTGCCCATACGTTCCACTGACAATGGTTCGCGCCGTTGGTGAGAACACCTTCCAGCCAAAGATTGGCTTTAAGACTCGTTACGGCATGACTGCTAACCCATTCGTTCTGGGTGCACAGGCTGCTTCGACTGGTCTGCCAGCTGGTGGTAACAACCAGTACTACAGAATCTTCCGCGTTGATAACATCCTCGTTGAAACTGCGTAAGCTGTAGATAACTATAAAAATATAGTATAAATACTAGGGTGGATCGAAAGGTCCACCCTTTCTTTTTATGCGGAGCTAGACATGTCACTAACTGCAAACAAGAACTACTTGCAACCTACTGGATTTAAAGTTGTCATCAATAGAGTCAACTATCCAAACTTAAACTTCTTTGCGCAAAGTATCAGTCACCCTGATGTATCTTTAGGTGGCCCGACCTTACCATATAAAAGAATTGGAAACGTCAACTTTCCGGGAGACGCTCTAGAATACTCAGAGCTTAACATTCAGTTTATTTTAGATGAAGACATTGAGTCTTACACTGAGCTTTATAACTGGATGGTAGACATGGTTAACAAGGACTTCAAGCCTCAGACAGACACAGATCCAACTCAGATGGACATCTCAGTATCTATCCTGACTAGTCATAACAATCAGAATAAGACTGTGACCTACAAAGGCTGCAACCCAACAAGCATTAGCGGTCTTGAATTAACTTCAGTAGCATCTACAGTTGAGTACCTGACATTTAATGCATCATTCTCATTTACAGGGTTCCAATTTACTTAAAAGTGTGGTATAATACACTTAGTTAAAACTCAATTTGGATTTATTATGAAACTTGATTTGGAAAGCATCCTAGAGATGTGGAAAGAAGACTGCGTCATTGAAGAAATGAACTTGGATGAAGAGTCTCGTAAAACACCATCCTTACATGCCAAGTATCTAGAGATTCATTCTCTCACAAAACTTAGATTAAAGAAAGCTGAGCTTGATCAGAAGATTCTGCTCAAAGACAAATGGCTGTACTATAATGGTAAGATGGATGGCGAGGCTATTCAAGAAAAAGGGTGGAGCTTTGATCCTTTCAATGGCCTTAAAGTCTTGAAGGGAGACATGGATCATTACTACGATTCTGATACGGATATCCAGCAGTCAGAAGAAAAGATCGCTTATTACAAGACGATCCTAGAGACTTTAAAAGAGATTATAGATAACCTCAGATGGCGCCATCAGACTATTAAGAACATGATTGAGTGGCGAAGGTTTGAATCCGGAGGATAATATGGCTTTATTTGTAGATGAAGAGTTTACTTCCCACGCTGGATTGCGATTGGGATGGAAGATCGAAATGGATGCTCTAGATGAAGATGACTGGAGATGTCTAGCTAAAATGATCTTAGAGTATGAAACTAGACCATTTCGTGAAGCAGTAGGTATACCGCGAGGAGGTAAGCTTCTAGGTGATATTCTAAACGAATCATCTACTGGTAATCCTGATGATCCGGTTTTAATTGTTGATGATGTCTATACTACAGGCACGAGCTTTAGAGAATTTATTTCAGAAAATTACTTAGTGACGCCGGTCATCTGTTGGGCAGTTTTTGCTCGCGATGTTGTGTCTTCTAATGTTAATGTCTTATTTCAGATGCCATCTAGTATGAGACCTAAGCTTAAGTAATGGAACTTAAGTCAAATACCTTACATGTACGTAAGAAGAATCATTCCCAACTCCTTGTAGTATCTGAACCTCACATTGCAAATGAGCTGAATGATTTCTTTTCATTTGAAGTGCCAGGTGCCAAATACATGCCTGCCTTTAAAAGAGGGTGGGACGGTAAGGTGCGACTATATGACATCAAGAAACAAGAGCTTCCTTGTGGTTTGTATGAATACCTAGACGAGTTCACTAAACCTCGTAACTACACGATTGAGCTAGATCATGATACGACATATGGAAGGCCGGACAGCAGTCTGGCAGTTGAGCCAAAAGATCTAGCAAAGTTTATCAAATCATTGAACCTGCCGTTTGAGCCTAGAGACTACCAGTTTAATGCCGTGGCTCAGGCAATTCACTCTAAAAGACTCATACTGCTTTCGCCTACAGGTTCTGGTAAATCCTTAATCATATACATTTTGATGCGATGGTACTTAGAAAACCATGACAAGCGCGCAGTGATTGTAGTGCCTACCACATCTTTGGTCCAGCAGATGTACACTGATTTTGAGGAGTATGCTCAGAACGACGACTTTGACGTATCGAAGATGTGTCACCGTATCTACTCTGGTATGCCCAAGCATAATGTTCCTGAGCGGGTCTTTATCTCTACATGGCAATCGATCTACAAGCTTCCGGGCACGTGGTTCGAGCAATTTGGTGCAGTGTTTGGAGACGAGGTGCATAACTTTAAAGCTAAGTCCTTATCCGGTATCATGAACAAGTCACGTGAAGCTGAGTTTCGATTTGGTACCACAGGCACACTGGATGGAACTCAGACACATAAACTTGTGCTGGAAGGTTTGTTTGGTA